GGTAATCCGCTTCCAGCCAAAGGACTGTATCAACTCTGCGGCTCAATGAATGCCCGATACTGGCACTACCGATTGAACTCACCGCTGCAAATAGAAGGGGGCAAAGGCAATGAACACGATAGATGAGCGCTGCTATGGATATGAACCTGCGGCATCCCAGCTTGACACTCTCCGTCTGTCTCTTTCCAAACAGATGCGGGAAAATAATGAGCTACGTGCACAGATAGTGCGCCTTGAAATGGAGAGAGATCTCGAAGCAACCGATATAAACCGCATTGCCGAGATGCGAGAGATCATCTTCGATGAATATCCGCGATCGCAGAATGGGATGATCGGATGCCCAACCGAAGTGCTGGCCTGTGCCTTGCACTGGATGAAGAAGACTCGCGTTGAACTGACGCGGCTGAAAATATTCGAGACTACCCTGTGCGACTGGGTTGCAAATCAGGCAGGCGGATTCTTCGGTAACGAGTCAGCGGAAGAAGTCGCCGAGAAAATTATGGCGCCATTAGGGTACTTTGAATTCGTGCCCTATGATCCACCGAAGCATGGCAAAGGGATAGATGCCGATGCTGGTGATATGATCTGGCATGTCACAGATCTTTTCAATGCTGCACGCACAAAAAAGGAAGGGGGTGATCTCAATGGAAGAGCTGCAGAGTAAACTCATTGCCGAAATCGGCAAGCAGTTGAAATCTGACAAGATGAATGTCCAACTGCTGGATGTGCTGAACCGACTCTTAGCAACGGCATCAGCATACATGAGGACATAAAGATTCACCTTTGGGGCGGGCGACGATATCTGCCGCCCGCATCCAAGGGATTACTAAGCAATCGTAATGCTCAAACAACCGAAGGGGAAGCGATGGACGACTACATCAACATGACGAAGATCCTGCCAGAAGGGGAGAAGGGTGGATATGCAATACGCCACTTTGCTCTCACCAGATCACAGGTCGATACCGAGAGATTGCGCGCGGCAATCCATGGGGATTCAACGGAAGTGTTGGGCCTCATACCAGACCGAATGTACACAAAGCTCATCCGCATACGCAATGGCGAGATCATCATGAGCAACACGCCGATGGAGATGCGGACAAATGAAAAGTTTATCCGCTATGCTCATGGCAACGTGCTCATTGCAGGACTGGGACTGGGGATGGTGCTCACTCAGATAGGGAAGAAAGCCGACGTCGAGAAGATTGTCGTGATCGAGAAAGAGCAGGCGATCATTGATCTCGTCTGGCAACACATCGCCCCTCAGATGTACTGCAAGTCCGCCATACATCATGGCGATATCTTTGCCTACAGAGAGGACATCTGTCTCAAATACGATCGCAAGTTCGACGTCATCTACTTTGATATCTGGCCAGCGATCCGCAGCGATAACTGGGAAGATGTAAAGCGACTGAGAAAGATCTGGCGTTCGCTACTTACCACGTCAGACAAGGCACCGAAGCCATGGATGGCGAGCTGGCGGGAAGATACCGTGCGCCATCTGTCAGAAGACGATCGGCGAAGAACTAAACTGCATAGGACAATGGAGCACATGCTCAAGGGGGTGATATGAGACTGATCACGCTGGCCAAGGGCTCCAGACAGGTAAGGATCTGGTTCGATTACGATCGTGAGATCGTAGAGGAAGTGAAAACTCTGCCAGACAGGAAGTTCTTTAAGAAGGATGGCACTGCCTACTGGAGCGTGCCAATGGAATATCACAAAGAGATCATGGAGTTTGCTCATGCGTTCGGATTCACCGTTGGGGATGAAGTGAAGCGTGCCATCCGCATGATGAAGACGGTCACGGCTGAAAACGTACAGATCCCGAACCTGCCAGAAGCGTATCTCAAAGGGCGCGCGGTTACGATCGGAGAGCGCACGCTCTTCACACATCAGGTGGAAGGAGTGAAGTATCTTACACTTGGAGTGCGGGCAATTCTTGCAGATGATATGGGGCTGGGGAAAACAACACAGGCACTGGTTGCCGCACACTTCTATCGGTTGCCGATCGTCGTCATCTGCCCTGTCTCACTGAAGGTAAACTGGTGGAGAGAGGCAGACATCGTCGGCGTCCACATCACGGAGATCTTTTCGTGGGCAAAGTTTCCAGAATCTCTGCTGGTTCAAGGGAAGTACAAGCATGGATTCGTTGCGATCTTCGATGAGGCACACTATGCTCAGGCAGGGACAAAGAGCCAGCGGGGGGAAAGATTCCTTTCGCTCTCAAAAGAAGCCACGGCACTGTTCCTCTTGACAGGTACCCCGCTGAAGAACGGCAAGCCGATCAATCTCATGCCGCTGCTGCAGGCCATCCAACATCCGATCACCAAGAACAAGAGCGCATATCAGGTACGCTACTGCGATGCCCATGCCACACCATGGTCACGCTGGGACGTGAGCGGCGCGAAAAATCTGGACGAGCTGCACGAGAAGACGAAGGACAAGATCCTGCGAAGGACGAAAGCGCAGTGTTTGGATCTGCCGCCGTTCATGCGGGCGATCAGAGAGGCAGAGATCAGCACCAAGGCGCAGGAGATCTTCGATGCAAGGCTCAAGGAGCTGCGCCTGCAGTACATGGACAGGCTCAACGCTGGACTGGTGAGCCACGGTGCCGAAGAGCTGGTCGCACTCACACAGATACGGCAAGCAGCGAGCATGGCCAAGGTGGACACAACTGTCGAACTTGCACTGGAAGTGATCGAGCAAGGCAGCAAGGTCGTGATCTTCACTGCGTTCAAAGAGCCAGCCCATGCCCTGAATGGTGCGATCGTCGGGTCGGTAGTTATGCTGGGCGACACGCCGCCACAGGTACGGCAGGAAATCATCGACGATTTTCAGGCTGGCAAATATACTGCACTCATCACCACGTTCGGGACTGGTGGAATTGGAATCAACCTTCAGAGCGCACAGACCGTGATCCTGCAGGACAGACCGTGGACACCCGCCGATGCCGATCAGGCAGAGAGCAGGCTCCATCGCTTCGGACAGACAGGGAGCGTGCAGTCGATATGGGTGCAGTACGGAGAGACGGATGCCGACATTGACGCCATGCTGCAGAGCAAGGAACGTCGGATCGAGCTCGTGCTAAACGGCGAAAGGAAGACAATGAGCGGCACAATGAGTGCATCCGATATCGCATCGGTGCTGGTACCCAAGATCTTCAACCTACAGGAGATGAGCTGATGATCGCAGTCGCATGGTTTCTCGTACTGCTGGCAACCGCCGCATACCTATCCGTGTATCGCGTAAGGTACACACAGCGGGAGTCGATCGTGGTAGGCACGATTGTCATCGTTGGGATTGGCGCGGCAGCATTCTTGCTGGCCTATTACCTGCCATGAAGTTCGAAATGTCGGGAATCCAGCGATTTTTCACAGAAATTTGACAAAAGGGAATTGATAAACGATCTTCTTTCACGACCGATATTCCCACCCACACACACAATCATCATGAGGCATGTATGCTTGATCCTCTCATCTACAACACGCTTTCCAGTGATGGATTCTTTATGACGAGCAAGGCATTGGCCAAACTCACATCCAATAATGCCGCTATCCTTGCAGCAGAGATCATACACATGAGCCAGAAGGGTAGCGATGTTGTAAAAACACCTGCGAAATACTTCGAGCGTGAATGCAATCTGAGCAAACACGCCAGACAGCAGGCAGAGCAAACACTTATAGACGTCGGCGCTCTCGAAGTGAAAAAGACTGGGACACCAGCGAAAAACGTCTATCTCCTTCATTCGCATGTACTTAAATCAATATTATCGCGATGGGGGGTGGCCCACAATAAGTCGAAAAACGGTACCTTTAGTGGGACACCCGACGAATGTGACGACGATCACATATCCGACTCCAGTGGGACGAAAACAGCCGACAAGTGGGACGAAAACAGCCGACAAGTGGGACGAAAACAGCCGACTGGAACTCCTGTAACTCCAAGTTTGACAATGGTTTCGGGGGGAGTCGCGGCCCCTAATACAAAAGAAGATACCATATATAATACTAACCATTCCCCGACCCCCCCTTCGGGGGAGTCGAATGATCGTCAAAGGTATCATGGGAAAAGATCACGCGGAAAAGAAAAGATCGCGTACACACAATCACCCGCTGTTGATGTTGCTTCTCTCCTTGCGATAGCGGGGGAGCCCGACCCCCCTGCTCCGATAGGGGCAGGCGTGACAGAAGCAGGGGCTGGCGCGGCGATAACGGGGGGCTCCGTCTCAGTAGCCGCCGAAGCACGATCGCCCCGCTCAGACGATCCTACGCTCAAAAAGGACGGTACCCCACGAGCGGACGCTCCTGAGATGAAGTTCCTGCAGTTCTACGTGGCGAAATATGAGGAAATTCTCGGCACAAAGCCCATAATCGGGCCGTACGGTAGGACGACAGTGGTGATCAGGAACATCCTGACGAAGATGGATGGCCGCAAACAGGAGCTGATGCGGATAGTCGATCGCTATCTGCGCAATCAGGATCCATGGTATATCCAGACAGGCTGGAGCCTGATGACCCTGTCGGCAGACAATACGCTGAACGCACACTCGGATGCAGTATGGGCGGCACGAGCGGCAAAGCAGACGAAGTCCTCACAATCACAATCACGATCCACAGGAAGGAGACTCGATGAGTAACGAACCGATGTCCCGCAGCGAAGCGGCAGGAATGCAGATGCGTGTGGGTGCTCACATGATGGAAGCTGAGGATCTTCGCGCTCAACTGCTAGAGGCAAATAAACGTGCAGAGGACTGGCGGCTGGTAGCAAACACCGAAGCACTCAAGCGAGAGGAAGCGGAGAAAGAGCAAAGAGTGCTGAGTGATGGGTGGGGTCGAGCACTCGAACTCAATGAAGACTTGATAGCTAAGCTCGTGACACTCCGCAGGGAGAACACGAACAGACCAAAGATCGTCTGCCTCTGTGGCTCCACACGATTCAAGGATGCGTTCGATGAAGCAAACTACACAGAAACAATGGCTGGCAACATCGTGCTCTCCGTGGGATTCTTCATGCACGCCTCTGGCAACAAACACGGAGAGAGCATCGGAGCTACGCCAGAGCAAAAGACTGCGCTGGATGAGCTTCACAAGCGCAAGATCGACCTTGCCGACGAAGTGCTCGTGCTGAATGTCGGCGGGTATATCGGAGATTCGACGCGCTCGGAAATCACGCACGCATTCAATCACAACAAACCTGTCAGATGGCTGGAACCCGACAAGGCATGGTAACCTATTCCCAATAAACAGCAGGAGTGACACCATGATCAGTGAAGCAACACGAGAAGCAATTGACAAGATGAGCTATGAAGACATGCTGAGACTCTGGCGATACGAACCGATCGGCAGTCCATGGTTCAGCGGAGAGATCGCAATTTATTTCAGCGAAAGCATGGTAAGCAAGCGCGATGCTCTGGATCCAGCAGAGCGTACAGCAATCAGCAAATCAGTGGGATTCGAAAGGAGTGAACGGCGCCATGGATAAGGGCACTACCTATGAACAGCTAATGATCGGGGCTCTGCTCATGGGCGGCAGGAATGCGGTGAAGCACGTGATCCAGATACTCAAGCCGATCCACTTTGGCGCGCACAATACTCGTGAGATCTTTCGTGCGATCGCCAGCCTCTACATGGATTCCACGGAAGAGATCGACATCGTCTCCGTGCCAAGAAAGATGCGTGAGGAAGGCACGCTCAAATTTTCCAGCGAGTCGGATATCGTTGGATTCACGATTGCTGATACGCACAACATTCCAGAGACAGCCATGGCCATACGTGAGCTGGCCGTGACGATCGCTGAGGATGCCGTACGAATTCTCACGAGTGAACTCGCACGGTCGATGACACTGCAGGTGATGGACAGGACAACCGACATCTTCGAAGTCATCTCAACGGCAAAGGTCAAGCTCGATGAGCTGGGAAGCACAGGAAGAAAGAGCCCTGTCGTACCATCGACGACAGGATTGTTTGAAGTGCTCGATCATGTCGATGCTCTTGTGAAAGGGACAGAGCAGGCGTGGGGTGTGCCGACTGGATTTAGGACGCTCGATCGGTACGTCTATGGGTTCGAGCCAAAGAATCTGTACGTGATCGCTGGACGTCCAAGCCATGGGAAGACAGCGTTCATGATGGACATTGCCAGATATCAGGCACACACTCAGCCAGTCTGTATCTTCAGTATGGAGATGGCACTCACCGAGTTGATCACTCGCATGTTGAGCGGAGAGAGTGGGATCCCCTATCAGTCGATTAAGACTGGCAAGTTCTACGGAAATGATCTGGCGATTCTAATGGAGAAAGCAGGGACACTTGGCAACGCCGTGGGTAACCGTCTGTACGTGGCCGACAGTGCTGGCCTTACACTCTCTGAGATCCGTCTGTATACGATGATGGCGAAAGAAGCATACGGTATCAGAGGAATCTACATCGACTATCTGCAACTGATCAACATGGATGACAAGGACTCCAATCGTGATCAGGCAATCGGAAGGACGACGCGCGGACTCAAGGCATTGGCAAAGGAACTGAACATCTTCGTCGTGCTCCTGAGCCAGCTCTCGCGTGCGGTAGAAATACGTGCCGACAAGCGGCCACAGCTTTCAGATCTGAGGGAGAGCGGGAACATCGAGCAGGATGCAGACACCGTACTGTTTGTCTGGCGTCCATGGATCCAGAACGTCCACGAATTCGATCACTATGGAGAGCACATCACGGACACAAAGGACAAGGCAGTCATCATCATCGGCAAGCAGCGCAACGGTGAGACAGGGGAAGCGGTGTTCAACTTCGATGGATCGCGCGTGAGATTCAGCGAGCGCGTCTACGTACCGACACTGTTTTCAGCACCTGCGCCAGCACATAAAGAACTCCCACCTGAAGAGACACTATTCTGAGGATAGGATGACCCCACTTGAAGAGATCATGAAATACCTCAAGCGGATTGAGAAGAAATATCCGCCCGATCCACACGGTCTGGCAGATGAACTGAACGAACGGTGCTCACTTCTATCCAGAGTGACACAGATCATAGCGGATGCAAAGGAAGAGCTCAATCTGGCAAGAGGGAAGGAACTTGCCCTGCTCTCCCGCGATCGCAGAACAGCAACGGAGTTGAAACAGATCCTGAATACACGCACAACCCAGCAGGAAAAACTCTACACGCTGGCAGAGGGACTTCATTCCGATCTCGTGCAAGCAATTGGAGTAGGCAGGACACTCGTCTCTGCCGAAAAGGAATACGTCAGAACCTTTGGATCACGTCCATCAGGAGATGTCGATGAACGAACTGGAGAAATTCTTACAGTCAAAGATAGCAAACAATGATTACGACGTGCTGGTGACACTGGCATTCATCATGGTTGTGTGTCTCTGGCATCTCTTTGGAATATATTTGCGAAAGGACTAAACAATGGATATACTGATTGCCATACTCGGTTGGCTGGACAGACTTCTGTATGGTTCAACTGGCGACGAACAGCCTACACAAAAAGAACAGGAGATCCCTACTGTTCCAATCCCATCCAAAGTTGTCGATCCATACGAGATTGCATTCAATCACTATGCTGGCGGTTTGACCACATCAAGGCGTTATCTTTCATTCCCCACAATTTATAGAGGCCCGAACCATGTCCAACACAGACGAACAAGATCCAGCTTGGCTCTCTACGCTTATCACCGACAGCCCAAGCACAGGACAGATGGTAAAAGGATATCTCAACCATGAGATCAAATGGCGCGACGAGAAAATCGAGCGGGCATTAGAAGTGATCGCCACAGATATCCTGACCATCGAGACGCAGAAAAGACTCATGGCCAAAGTTGGCAACCTGAATTTATCGCTCCAGAAGGAGCTGGAGAACTACAAGGAAACGATCGCTGATCTGAAACTCGTACTCAAACAACATGATCTGGTAGGTCAATCACTGGAGAGGGCCAATGATCAAGAGCAAGGAAGTGACGCTACTGCTCGATAGCATGGGAGCAGAGCAGCCTGTTACATGCGTCGTTCAATATGATCCAGAAGGAGTGGATGACTTCGCTGATTCGCTGCTCTATGTGATTCGCATGGACACGAATCGCGACGTCATTGACATGCTCACAGACGAACAGATAGAGTCGATCGAATACCAAATCACAACAGGACTATCACCAATCGGAGATGAAGACGATGACACCTTCTCAGACGAGTAAGAGAAAGAGGATCCCACTCACCCAAGGCTATGAAGCCATCGTCGATAGTGAGGACTATGATGAGCTCATGAAATACACTTGGAGCGCTGCGGTGCGGCGAAACAATGTGTATGCTCAACGTGCAGGGAAAGGAGCTGTCCCAATACTGATGCACAGGCAGATCATGGGCTTCCCAAAGCAAGTGGATCATCGCAATGGCAATGGCCTGCATAACTGGCGGGGCAATCTTCGTTCCTGCACAGACAATCAGAACCAGTGGAATTCAAAACCCAAAGGGAATGGCAGGAAGTATAAGGGAGCATTCATAAACAATAAGAAATACTGGATGGCCCGCATATACAAAGATAGCAAGCCCATCTATCTCGGATGTTTTGCTACGCAAGAGCAAGCAGCCAGAGCGTACGATGCTGCTGCCAAAAAACTCTTCGGTGAATTTGCCAAACTTAATTTCCCACACACACAAGAAAGGTAACGCATATGTCATCCTCATTCATTCCAGTTCTGGCTGTCAAGCAGATCTCGTTCTGGGACGACAGATTTTATCGTCTGGTGCTATATGATAATTCTATTCTGTTCCTTCCGTCTGTGACAACGACACTACATGCCGTGCCGAAGCCGTATCTGGCAACATGGCGGGGGAACGTCGGTAATCAGGAAGCCGATCGCATCATGGCAATTGCGATGGATCGTGGGACACGAGTCCATAGCGCCTGCTATGTCCGTGCGACTGGCGGCGGGGTCATCTATGATCCGCACGAATCCAAGGGGATGTCCGACCTGAACGAAGCGGCAAGACTGTTGCGCAAGCAATTCGCTGCTGCCAACAGGGAGTATTTTGTGCTCAACAATCAGGACGAGATGATGATGGCCCTCAGATTTGACCAGTGGTTGAGGGCTGTGAATCCGCAGGTACAGGGGGCAGAGCTCACACTCTACTCGCTGGAGCTGGGTGTGGCAGGGACGCTGGATTATGTGCACCAGATCGAAGCAGGTGCATACGAGATCGCATCCAAACCGATCAAGCTGGACAAAACGGGACTCTACATCCACGATCTGAAGTCTGGCAGTGAAGATGCAACGTACTGGATGCAGCTCGCGGCCTATGCCAAGATGTACGAGCTCTCGACTGGAGCGCACATTGAGGGAGCCCTGATCACGTATCTGGACACGCAGACGCAGACTGGGATCCAAGGGACGAAGACAATCTACAAGCACTGGGAAGAACTCCAGCCTGAGCTCGACGATTTCATGAACATCAAGCGCGTATGGAGCCGTGTGTTCGGCAAGCAGATGCCGAAGGTGTTCGACTTCCCGAACCTGATCTATAATGCGGATGACAAACTGCTCGATATCCCGCATGGATATATCGTGCCGAACGTGAACGATCGCGTGAAGGACGGTCTGCCGAACGTCACGGTATCAGACAAGGCTCAAGAGAAGCCCAAAGAGAAGGTTCAGGAGAAATCTGAGCCGCCCACAGATCAACCACAACCACAGGCCGACAAAGGAACGGCTGCAGCGGGCGTCAAAGCACCAACCAAACGCGGCCCCAAGTCAAAGGGTGCCGATCTTACAGGACTAGGACTCTGAAAGGACGACTATGCAAAACGCAGGCGGAGAATTCATGCGGACGCCACGGCAATTTCTCAACGTGAGCAGAGGCAAGCTGATCAACAAGAAGGACGAGAAATACATCGACGGATATATCGGCAAACTGACAGAAGTCAAATTCGTCACCGATACCTTTGAAGGCCAGCCACAGCCCAAGTGGAAGGTGATCATGAAGAACATGGCATCGACAGAAGGGGGAGAAGCACAGATCGCGTTCAAAGCGGACGCCTACTATGCACTCGGATGGTTCCGCAGGATTCTCAGCGTAAATGTGGCCCGCCCATTTCTCATGGGCGTCTATCGTCCCAAGGATGGGAACGAAAAGATCAGTCTGTGCTATATGCGGCAGGACGAGCAGAAGATTGAGGCAAACAAAGACGTCGTTCGCGATCCAGTGAAAGTCACAGTCGGAACCAAGGAGATTCTGGACTGGACTGACGCACTGAGCGATTGCAACAAGATTGCGATCGAACTGGGCAAGCGAATCAACGTCGCACATATGGCAGAACCAATGGGCGGCGGGGAAGTCCCGCTGGGCGAAGCGCCGAAGGACGAGAAGGAAGAGCTCCCCTTCTAATTCATAACTAATCATCTGGCAGGTCTTGACAAAGCCTGCCAGATGTTGTATCATTCACTCACACACCAACGGGACACCTGCCATGATAAACCCACAGATAGCAATCAAGTGCGACGAGTGCGGCGACGATATCACAATCACACATGCCGACGCCGATAACTATGGCACCATCACATTCAATGTTGTGCGGTGCCGTAAATGTACAGACGATGAGGTACAGGCGGCGATAGATGCTGAAGAGACTAAACACGAGTCGGTAGTGGATAGTCTCGAAGCATCGTCGGAGAAAGCAGCCGAAAGTGAGTATCAACGTGGCTTCGCCGATGGGAAGGAAGAGGGAGAAGCTGCCAGCGAAGAGGCATTGTGATGGACGACACGGCTCTCGAAAAGATTCTGCGCGCCGCTCTGCAGAGCGCAGGTGAATTGAAATTCTATCGGGTCATTGCCAAGCTCCGCAAGGAGAAGGTCAATCCCGATCGTGGTACCAAACGCCTGTTCCCATGGAGTGTCGTTAAGATGGCTTATCGCAGACAAAAAGGTATCTGCTCTGTCTGTAAAGACGAGATGGCCTTGGAAAGAAATCTCATAGAGGGCGATCACTGGGACAGCTCTCTTGAAGAAGAGCAAGGGCTTAACAAGCTCGACAATTGTCGTGCTGTCCACAAGCGGTGCAATCGGCAGAAGGGGTCTAAAACAATCTACGAACTGGCGCAGTCACAAGGGCGCACGGTCATCGAACAGTTGGGAGACGAGCCATGAAAGAGATCCCGCTCACAAGAGGATATGTTGCGATCGTAGATGATGAAGATTACGCAGGGCTATCACGATTCAAATGGTGCGCTCTTTGTGTGACCAGTCCTAATTTGGTATATGCTGTACGAAATAGCCGACAGGACGAAGGGAAAAGACATCTTATTCTCATGCACCGACAAATCATGGGCTTCCCAAAACTTGGCGTCGATCATTGGGATGGTGATGGCCTGCATAACTGGCGCGGGAATCTTCGCACTGCAACACAGTCCCAAAACTTAGCGAACCAACGGTTGCTCAATAGCAAGTCTGGTATGAAGGGGGTATCGTGGAGCAGACATGCGAAAAAATGGAATGCTCATATTCAAGCCAACAAAGTTCAATACAATCTTGGCCTATATGCTGACAAGGAAGATGCTGCGCGAGCATACGATGCAGCGGCAACAAAGCTCTTTGGCGAATTTGCCAGACCCAATTTCCCAACACCTTCAAAGGACGAACCATGACATTCACGCAGTTGGTTATTCAAAGTGGGTACCTCACACAGAAGATGCGGGATCATCTGGACATTCCTGCGGACGAAAATCTCATGAAGGCCATGCTCGAATACGTACGGCTGGCCGAACTCGGTCTGGTTGTCTCCGAATTCGTGAGCAACGACAAGCAGGTGGATTTTGTGCGGCACGAATTCGATGGGATGGTAGCTCGCATGGAAGCACACATTGCAAGTCTCTCTGTCCAATTCACAAACGAAGTCGATCGAGCAATGGCCAGTCAGTTCGATCAGAGCAATGCGCAATCCTACATTGCCCGTTGGCACGATGCGATGCGATCGAATCTGGAAAACTTCATCCGTGAGATCAAGGCCATGTCAGAGAAGGCGAACGAGACACAGAAGCTCGTCGTCGAAAATGCGGCCAAGGTAAGCACGGACAAGGTCACGATCGTGGAAGGGCTGTTCCGCAATGCGGATGCGAACTTCGATCCGAACAACGCTGCTGGATATTTCGGCAGGTTCAGGCAGTTGCTTGCCGATCTCGATACTGGGTTGCGTCAACAACTCGATCACAATTTCAAAACTGGATTTGCTGGGCAACTTGGGAACGAGCTGGCCGCATACTTTGGATCGCAATCTCCAGTGCTCGTGTCCATGGATATCATGCTGAACAAATATCTGCAGACCATTCAGGCTGACATCATCTCACTGCGTGAGGCGATCGCGAACAAAGAAGGTCAGCTCGAAATGCTGCAGAAGGCAAGCATCAAGGGCGCAGTGTTCGAAGACGTCGTGGCCGAAGTCCTGACTCCGATCGCAAATGTGAATGGTGAAGCCTTCTCTTTCACAGGCAATGAAAAAGTCGGGGCTGTGAAAAAAGGCGACTTTGTCTACACCATGGGCGAGAAGAATGTCGTCGTCATTGAGGCAAAGGACACGGCGGTGAATGTCAAGGCTATGCTCAGGTACATGCAGGAAGCCATCAGCTATCGCAATGCCACGTTCGGGATCCTATGCACTCGTGATCTCGACCAACTGGAGAAGCAGACAGGGGGATTCAATGTGTACTCAAACGTCCTCTTCTGTTCCATCGACATGCTGCCTCTGGCCATGCGCTGGGTAAGGCTGTATCTTGACAAGATCCAAGGCGAAGCCGCTGAAGGCGTGGATGCGAACTCGATCAAATCCGCGATGGCGGCGATTGTAGCGGCGATGAAGAATGTCGCCACGGTCAAGGCCAAGCTCACCAACATCCGCCAGAACATCAGCGCTGATACAGAAGCGATCGCAACCCTTGTCGATGAACTCAAGGCACAGATTGCGAAAGAACTCTCGAACATCGAAGGAGAACTGGCCAAAGCCAAATCATGAAGAAGCTGCCAGAACTTACGATCACGCGGCAAAACAATACCACGGCGAATTCGCACGCCTCAATTTCCCAGAAAGGATGACTCATGGTTGACATCTTAGGAGCAGATGGACGCCCAATTGAAAGTGCGCCGCGAATAGAACACACCTTCCAATGGGCAGAGCTCGACACTGTTCGCAAGGCGGTATTGATCGAACAGCTCTCTACTGGCATCCAAAGTCAGATCAACGCTGCGGTCAAGGAGCGCATAATCACGTCGTTTGATGCTGACCGCTTTCGCAGGATGGGATCCAAAGATATCTTTCTGATCCAGATGGTGCTCCGTGTGCCAGTATCGTTAATGATGAAGATCATCGACGAATTCAATGCAACCATAGAAGGAGACAATGACACGCCAACCGAAGTACCCACGAAAGTGGATGGATGAACTCAGGCCGCCCAAACCGCCTGTGAAGATGAGGGACACTGGCAAACAGTTGTGCCCTCACTGCGAGTCACGCGACCTGAATCACCTGCGGTACGTTGGCCTATCGAACGATGGCATGAAAATCTACGCTTGTGTGGCCAACTGCAATCCGAAGACATTCAGAACAACTGTGAAACTCTAACTCCAGTCCCGATCCCCACTTTGTCGCCAGACAAAGATGCGCCTAGTGTGGGGCGCGGGGGTCGGGATGTATTCTTCATTCATCTGTGAAAGGGACAATCATGGCAAAGGGATCCATCATCATGCGGCGGCTGGCAGTTCAGCCGCATTCAACCAGTGGTACTATGCTTCCGTCTGGCGTAGTACTCAACATCCATCCGTCGAACTGGAAGCACCGTCTGTCGATGAAGTCCGTCAACTTTGGAGAGGGCGGCAAATATTTTCTGATGCGCGGCGAACTTCTGGACGCCATCCGTCTGGATCCTTACCGTCTCACAAAGATCACGGTGAGCACTGAGAAATTCCCGTACAGCACCAAGTTCTATATCGGCAAATCTGGCAGCCTACACAACTATTCATGGCTGACGCTGAAAGGGAAGTCCTACAATGGCCCATGCACACGATTTTTTGAATTCGTGCTCGGCAGGAAGATTGATCTGACGAAGCCGCTCTATTTTCGTGCTGTTCGGATCAATCCAACGAAAGAAGGAGACTGATCATGCCACGTATCACAAGGCACCAACGATTGGTGAAGGACATCTATGAATCGGATCAGCGCGCGCGTGTGAGCGATCCGATTCTCGTCGCCCGCGTTTATTCGTTCTATCTGGGCGAAGAGTACAAGATAATCACACTGCGGGAATTCCTGCACAAGATCTACAAGCACGTCATCCCAGCACCTGACACAATTACACGAGCTGGCAGGAAGGTGAGAGAGCTCTATCCTGAGCTGGGCGGCGGGAAAAAGGCAAAGGAGAGACGCGAAGCAGAGCGCAAAATCACACTGGACGACCTTGGCTACACTCCCAAGAAGCGTTCAGAGGATCCACAGCAGCTCAAACTATTCTGAGGCGACGATGGGACATCCAATAGGATGGGTAGGTATTGATAACGGGGTAACTGGCACAATCGGTTTCGTCTCTTCCATGGGCCACGTTCAGATGTGGCACACGCCGACGAAGACTAGCCTCAATTATCAAAAGAAGGGGCAGATCGTGCAGCGTGTAGACGTCAAGGCGATGCGACAGATCTTCCGTTTGATCCTGTCGAAACTTGATATCGGGGAAAAGGCTGGAGTGGTAGAGCTGCGTGCGATCGTGGAGCGCCCATTCACTATGGCATCTGCATCGAAAGCAGTTCTCAGCGGCCAGAGAGCGATGGAAGCGACGTTGATTGCGCTAGAAATAGAAGGGATCCCATATGAATTCATTGACTCGAAGCAATGGCAGAAGCCCATGCTCGGCACCGAACTCAAGGGATCCCCTGTACTGAAACGTGCATCACTGGCAAAAGGGAAACAGCTCTGGCCGCTCTTCGATTGGATCCCATTCAAACAGGATGCAGACGGACTCCTGATTGCTGAGTGGGCGAAGACGCGAGTGCCGTTTTAGACGTGCACGCTCATGAGGTAATCCCACACGCCCAGTTCTTTCAACAGCCAGACAGCCACGAACGCGACGACGACCCAGTTCAGCACTGTTTTGATCGTCGGTTGCATCGGGATATATTTGTTGGCGATATAGAGCAGCACGCCGATGACAATCAGGATGATGATTAGCTGGAGAATTGGCATTGGGATCCCTTTCAAGGTAAGACGAAGTCTGCTGGGATGCTGTAGACGATGATCGCGATCTTGTCGCCGTTGTTTACAGCATCCATCAGCAATCCGTTGAGACGCTTTTCAGCTACTTTGCTGTCCAACACCATGTCCTTTCCCAAATTCGCTCCCACCAAAATACACCCCGCAGTATCAATCTCTCTGTTGCCAGAGTGCATTCTGATTCCAACGAACTTAGGAACATTCAGCAGGTGTGGCATGACCTTCTTGAATTTCGGAGAATAATCCATCACGACTTCGTACACCCCATAGGGGATCGCAGTCTTTGCTTTGACTTTGATCCCCTTGGGACGCACTCTGTCTTCAAGCGTATAGCACTCGAAAAAGTTGTTGACGAACAGCCGCCCGATCGTAAAAGTGTCTGTCCATCGTTCGCGCCTAAGCACTAGCAACATGGCCAAGCCCTTCCAAATCGCGCTTCCAATAATTCCTGTCCGTCACCATGATGTCTTCGAGAAACACTACCTCTGGATGAAACTTGCGCACGTGCTCGATGAATCTCGCCTTGCACCGTTGACTCCCGTTTTCCACCCACGATTCACCGCAGATTTTGCAACGGATTTCCAGCGTCATAGGCGGGATCTCCTAGTCCGTGTGGCTCAGCCAGTTCACGTCGAGATCTTCCACAGGCGCGACCGCCTGCTCGTTCGACGCCGTGAAACGCACGTGCAGACTGTCTGCCGTGGTTCCGTTGTCGCCGTACGTGCGGACAAAGACGTCGCAGTCAGCACCCGATTCGACGTCGAACGTCGCTTCGAATGCGGACGGTGGGAGATCGGGCACGAGCACAATCTCGGCCCCACCTGCAACGCTGCCACGCAGTTCATTCTTTTCGACGAACGTCGATGGGCTGGGATTCCATGCGGCACGATATTTTTCCATGATTCCACTCCCTTGATAGGTGTTAGTGATTGTGAGATTACTGCTAGACCGCACTTGTAGCGGATGGCCACGGTGTGCAATCCAGAGAAGGACTGCAATTACCGCAACAATACAAAAAAGGAACCACAGCACGGAGAATGTCATGGCCAATTCCAATAGTCAATGACGTCAGTTGACTGCTTGTTGACCCAGCCCATCACGCTGGCTGGGGTACTTTCGAATGTCTTGAATCTGAAGATCATCCGCTGATCACGTCCCTGATTCACAGTCGGATCGCCAAGAACCTTCACCATGCGATACACGAATGCGACTGGAACATCAGAGATCTTGAGGTCGCGGTAGAATATCGGGCCACTGCACGCTTCAAATTCATTCTTGTGCAGCTTGCAATTGGGATCCAGATCATAGGTATATGCAAGCCACGTAGACCATGAATTCGTGCTATCCAACGTCGGGCTGGAATATACTGTGCCAGAAGTGTCCCATCCGCCGCGCGTCCACTGTGTGCTGTCCGTCGTTTTATTCGTAAGCCGCAGATTGGCGATTCTGTTTGCCCCACGCCCACGAATACTGTCGAACGACATCTGCAATTCTGGCAAATCGTACCACTGTTGCAGCCTGACCCTTGAAATATAAACGGTGTCGTGCGGGATGGCTTCCGTGAACCAGAATCGAAGGCGCTGCGAGTCGGCAGCCGCTACCCCTGCAGGGGTAGTGAAGATGAACGAATATTGCTTCCAATTCTCGTACTGAGACGTCTCTGTGACGACGCTCTCACCAAAGTAGGAAGTGTATGGAGCGATGTGCTTCTGAATATAGACCCCGATCTTACTGCCCTTACGTGACCATGCAGTAAAACTGACCCTATACTTTGTTGATGGGTACATCCTTGTGTTGGCGAACTGATAGAGCTGCATGTTGCTGCTGAGCGTATTGAACGTCACAGCGCCACAGAAATGCGTCGTGTCGTACCAGAATTTACCGCCCGCCCCATCATCGTACCACTGCCAAAGACTGGATCCGCTTTTGAAGTCACTGTCATAGACGAAACTACGCGGATGGAACATCCCTCCTTTCCACCAAACACTCTGGCCGATGTAGATCGCTACCGTCGTGTCTGATACTGTTGATGGGTAAGCAAGAAGCCAGAGCCGAAGTGCGTTCTGCACGGAGAATCCAGCGCTACCGTGCGGCATATCTTTGATCGGAACGTCGATGTATTTCTTCGGCTGGGGAAATGCGATAGACTGCATCGCAACGATGAGGATGATGAGCATGTAGCGCATGGCGTCTCCTTTTCTAGAAGGCCACTGCACCTATGAGAATGAGCATGACCGTGGCAAATGGAATAGCTACCCACAGAGGAATGTACGGTACTTCCTTGATTGTTTCAATCACTGTTTTCAAATACGGGACTTTGCGCGGTTGCAGGCCGAGCAAAATGTCGTGCCACATATCGAGCGCGATGTTATACTCGACGTGAAGACTGTCCATATACACTTCGCCAGAACTGTCTGGTTCTGAGGGGAATCGGCCAGAAAGGATGGCGTCGTATGTGTGCACAGTGTCCGTCAGAGAATCACGCATCGAGATAATCATGGCCTCAAGTCTGCTCACCCGATCGCGCCAAACTTTCTTTTCCTTCTGTTCCCGATCAATGATCACTGCCCGCTCATTCAGCTCTCCCTTCAGGCTGTCGATCTTGAATCCCATAATCTGCGCCGTGAGAGTGTCAGGTACATAGCTGACGATCGTCGTCGTCGTCGGCTTTTTGAAAACGTCAGTGAACCAGTTCCACCCAACCGTCCAACTCACAACGAAATAGATAACGGCAAATGCAACCGCCGCCCACACGATTATCTTGAGAACACTGTCCATATGAACCTCGCCAGATGATAGCCTACATAAGCAAGAAAGCATGTCCAGCATAGCGTGATGACGATCATCACGGCATATGCGGCACTATACATAATCTGTTTAGTTTCGATGCTCAACATTGACAGTCCTCTGATCTATGGGAGCCCGATCTTTCTCAGGGAGCGCTGGCCCCCAAAGATGTGTACGGCAAATTTTGCACTCGCGGCCATCCAGAGTGACATTGCCGCACGAAGGACAGAATTGTTTGCCTTTTGGAATCCGCACGAGATTCTGATCACGCACCGCTCTGAACGCATCTTTGAGATAGCGGATTTCGGCCTGTAGCGATTGGATGTATTCCAACAACTCATCGCGGCTCATGATCTTTACCTCGCCCGACCCCAGACCGTCTCTCATACGTCCCTGTACTCGATTAGAGTGAAGTCATCGCTGGCACGTGAGCATATTGTGAAGATATCGCCAGCATGGCAAGTGTTTTCATACCATTCGTTCTTGATCTCTTCCAACTTGCGGCTTCCAAGAGAAAGCCAGCCAATCCAGTTGAACACGAGCTCCGAACAGATGTCGCCATTCGGGAACCAGTTCCTGTGGCGACGCACATCAGCTCTGAACGGCCAGCTCTCCATGACGTACCGAAAAACGAACCAGAGCAGTTGCCCAAAACCGTATTCCTGTCCAGCGTAGCGCGTCCAAAGATCCATCAGTGGCGCCAGCCCGAAATTTTCGAGTGTTGGACGGAACACCCAGTAGGACATGGATGGATCGAACTGTGCCGTGCTCCATGGCGAAACCACGACAAGCGTCTTCGCTTCCAACACGGCAGGGATCCCGTTGATATCACCGATCACAACACCCGTATGCGTATACGGCATTCGAGTGAAGAATCGCTGGGCCTTGGAAAACCAGCCGCCGTGTTTGCTGTTGAACACAATGATGTCTCCTGCTTTTAGCATTGTGATTCTCCTTCCCATGAGATAGCTACCGCCCGCTTGACACACCGCCGACCCTTTGGTGGTTCGTGCGTCCAAAGTAAAATCCGATTATCAGGATAGCCATCTTTTCAGCAATGGCCATAGCATTGATTGGATCACCGCGAAGAACTGATATTGCTATCGCAACCAGCAAGGTGACAACAACCGAAATTGCAATGAAGGCTTGCGTGTATTCCCAAATGAGATTGACCCTCCGCTGTCCGAGTGAATGTTTCTCTTCTTCGGCTGTGGTGGTTGGCACCTTAACCATGTGAGCTTCACGAGCGATGATATCTGTGCTCGCGGAAACAGGTGCTGGGCTCCCAGAGACGGTTACTGGCACAGTCGAAGGCGGCACTAAGGTACCATTGCCAGTGATTTCCACTGGTAGTGGTGCTGGGGAAACAATCGACACTGGCGTAGGATGTTGTGATGGTTGAGTGTTGTCCACAATAGAGACTGGCGTTGGCACTGGTGTTGTCATTCAAATACCTCTTTTGTTGTACGGTCGATATGCTTGCACCGAATAGACGTATCACACATTGGGCGGACGCCGATGTCCCTCAGCTTCTGAGAAAAGAATGTGTCCTGCGTACAGAAATCAGTCGTCGCAAACCACGGATAGTCAGTCTTCAGAAAGAGATTCGAACGGATCAAAGCGCAACCCATTGTCATCGTAAAAACCTCATGCAGCTCACCGTCAGGGACTAGGGCTTGCCGCTTTCCGTCCTTCCCGATCACGATTGGAGCACCCTCACGGCACTCAATCCGCTTCGGATAGTACGCACATACTGCATCAAGTCCATTCCGCATGTGCTGCATGAGTTTTATCAACGCTCCCTCTGGTGGAAATGTATCATCTTCCACAGTGAATAGATAGTCAGCTCCATCTTTGAGCAGTTCCCTTACCGCTTCATTGTACGCTTCGTCTACCTTTCTTCCGAAGACATTGTACACCTTCACCTGCATACCCGCTGGGATCTCCATCTGCTCCAGACAAGGCAACTTCTCCGCTTTCTTCTCTGTAGGAACGGCGATCATGATTTTCACATTCCCAATTTCAAGAGCCCGTTTTTCTACATCTCGAATGTGATCCAGCTCTGGCACAGGCGAACGTCCAATCATTCTGAGGGCGTCGATATTGCCTGTGCCAACCCTGCCAGATGCCATGAGATCTTGATTGGCCTGTCGCGTGAGGCGCTTGATCCAGTATTCTTCCTGTGCGCCGTTCAATTCTTCTCGTGTAAACTGTTTAGGGAAAGACTTGAAAATTCGATGGAGCGCCTGAAATTCCCTGAGTGCGCCCAGCATCGCCAGATCCTGATCCTCTATGTCGATCTTCTTGAGCTCGATCTTGCAATCGACGATATCGCTGACATGCCCGCGCGCGCGCAACTCATCTATCTCTGCTGCAATCTTAGTTTTGTTGATGATCGCACGGCGAATGTTGTTGTATTTGATCTGCAGCTCTAACACGCACTGAGCATACTGTTGAGGCGTTGTGTCGTGCTGACCAACAACGAAGTGTTGCAGCTCAAAATCCGTGCGCGACTGTTGGATCTCACGGAACGCTGCATTAAGATCTGCCAGAGCTACATCGTCGATGCTACTGTCGATCTGCCGTATCACTCTCTTAATATCGTCCATTTATCCGCCACAATTTGATTGGCTTGCTGGCCCGTATCGAGCCACGGAGAGTCGTGCTGTCGTTTGCAAGGTTGTTGTCTCTGTCGCATACATAATTTTGTCGGCAATCGTGCAGTGTGTCGTACTGTACCCGCCGCAGCAATATCCTTTTGATGATCCTTCACTCAGAAATCCAGCGCTACGGCGGACAGTAGAGAGATTGGCTGTCGTTACATTGCTAATAGTTTCGGTTGAGAATACAATCTTCTCGGCCTTGGTGCTGTTCCCCCCATTATAGCCGCCGATCGAAAATCCTTTGACAAGGAAATCTGAGATCCCATCATCGCAAGAACGTCCCTCAGATAGATTTGCTGTAGTTACAGCAGCCTCGCCATCATTAGAAAATGTAATCTTGGTGGTGTTGGTAACAAAATCTTCCCCTGAGCTGGTATTACCACCCATGAAATATCCCCTGTCTTTGGCTGGCACACCGCTCGCGCTCTGCCTTGCAGGAGTGAGTGACGTAGCAAGAGTAGAACACACGATCGTCGCAAAGTTAGTCACCTGAACTTGATCTGACGCACCGTACCCATCAAATCCCCCATAATAATATCCCTTTACTGCAGGGTAGGAAACTTTTGCGTGATTGTATCTGGTAGCGTTGAGGTTGGCCGTTGTCTGCGCCGCAATCGTGCTATTGCTGTAAGTAATTTTGTGCGCCTCTGATCTCAGGTTCCCATCAAACCCGCCAGTGACGAGTCCATATCCAACAGAAGTCCCAAGCCCTCTCGCTGCTTGTTTTGCTGCCGCCAAATTAGCCGTTGTAGCTGCCGCAGTGGTATCGGTAGAAAATGTTATCTTGTCTGTCCTTGTGGTATTGGCCGATGAAGCTCCGCCCGTAAAATAACCCACTGTCCCGCCTATGATCAGAGCTGGAGATCCAGAATACAGGATCCCTCGCCATTTGCTATTTGCTTCAACACAAAGGAACTGAACCACATCATACCCAGTGTCAGCTTTGAGTGATCCACCTTGCCCGCTGATGGTAACCAGTGGCCCAAAATATATGATGTCGCCAGTCGCGGGAAGCACTTCCCAAAATCCGCCCTTACCAACAACCATAACCTGATCCCCTAATGCGGCAACTGCTGGCAACTCCATCTGGAGATTGCCACTTACAACATACCCCCTGTTGACGTCAATTGGATCTTGATATGAAGCATCGGCAGCATACCAAGACATGCCAGTTCCACCCTCACCTGCCGCCCCCTGATTTCCTTGGTTGCCTTGTGCCCCCACACTCCCTGCCGTACCCTGATTCCCCTGTGTCCCCACACTCCCTGCCGTACCCTGATTGCCCTGCGATCCTACCGCACCTGCTGCACCCTGATCCCCCTGCACGCCTGCAGAGCCTGCTGTTCCCTGTGCGCCCGTTGCACCCGCTGCGCCTTGATCTCCCTGTGCGCCCGCAGTACCTGCTGTGCCTTGTGCGCCTGTCGTACCTGTCGCGCCTTGATCTCCTTGGTTGCCCTGAGCTCCTGTCGTACCGACTGCACCTTGATCGCCTTGTGCACCCGTTGCTCCAACTGCTCCCTGATTCCCCTGATTCCCTTGGCTACCAGTTGCACCTGTCACCCCCTGAACACCTTGTGTACCTTGATAGCCCTGCGTACCCTGAGCGCCTGTCGTACCGACTGCCCCCTGATTACCTTGGTTCCCTTGACTGCCAGTTGCACCTGTCAGACCCTGAACACCTTGCGTTCCCTGATAACCTTGGTAGCCCTGCGTTCCTTGAGCACCTGTCGTACCGACCGCACCCTGATTCCCCTGATTGCCTTGTGCCCCTGTCGTTCCAGTTAATCCCTGCACGCCCTGTGCACCTGTTGTACCGACTGCACCCTGATCGCCTTGGTTGCCAGTTGCACCTGTCGTACCAACGATCCCCTGATATCCCTGATAGCCCCGATCCCCTTGTGCACCAACCGCACCCTGATTGCCTTGGTTGCCCTGCGATCCTGTCAGACCTTGAACACCCTGTGTGCCTTGGTAACCTTGTGTCCCTTGTGCTCCTGTCGTACCGACCGCACCCTGACTCCCTTGGTTGCCTGTCAGACCTTGAACACCTTGTGTGCCCTGATATCCTTGATCACCCTTCGCACCAACTGCACCTTGGTTTCCTTGGTTACCCTGACTCCCTTGGTTGCCAGTCAGACCCTGAACGCCTTGCGTGCCCTGATACCCTTGATCACCCTTTGCACCAACTGCACCTTGGTTGCCCTGATTGCCCTGAGCCCCTGTTGTTCCTGTCAGACCTTGAACACCCTGTGTACCTTGGTAGCCCTGCGTTCCTTGAGCACCTGTCGTACCGACCGCACCCTGATTGCCTTGGTTACCTTGGTTGCCCTGAGCTCCTGTCGTACCTGTCAAACCCTGCACACCCTGCGTTCCCTGAGCGCCCGTTGTACCAACCACGCCCTGATTCCCTTGGTTGCCCTGATTGCCAGTCAGACCTTGGACGCCCTGCGTTCCTTGGTAACCTTGCGTCCCTTGTGCTCCTGTCGTACCGACCGCGCCCTGATTGCCTTGGTTACCCTGATTGCCTTGGTTGCCAGTCGTACCAGTCAGACCTTGGACACCCTGCGTTCCCTGATATCCTTGATCACCCTTCGCACCAACTGCACCTTGATTCCCTTGGTTACCCTGACTCCCTTGGTTGCCAGTCAGACCTTGAACACCCTGATAGCCTTGGTAGCCCCGATCGCCTTGATCGCCCTGATCACCTTGTGCGCCTGTCGTGCCAGTCAGACCTTGGACGCCCTGTGTTCCCTGATACCCCTGTGTTCCCTGTGCACCGACCGCACCTTGGTTGCCTTGGTTCCCCTGATTGCCAGTTAGACCTTGAACACCTTGCGTGCCTTGGTAGCCCTGTGTGCCCTGCGCACCGACTGCACCTTGGTTGCCTTGGTTGCCTTGGTTGCCAGTCAGACCTTGGACGCCCTGCGTGCCTTGGTTGCCTTGGTCACCCTGTGCACCTGTCGTACCGACCGCACCCTGATCTCCTTGATTACCCTGTGAACCTGTTGCTCCAGTTGTGCCAGTTAGACCCTGAACTCCCTGCGTCCCTTGATCACCCTGATCACCCTGATCCCCCTGTGCACCGACCGCACCTTGAACTCCCTGCGTCCCTTGGAATCCCTGATCACCTTTTGCACCAACCGCACCCTGATTACCTTGGTTACCCTGATTCCCCTGAGCTCCTGTCGTACCCGTTAGACCCTGAACACCCTGCGCACCTTGATCACCAGTCAATCCCTGAATGCCCTGTGTTCCCTGCGCTCCTGTCGTACCCACTGCGCCCTGATCACCCTGATTGCCTTGGTAGCCCCGATCCCCCTGCGTCCCTTGGGCACCAGTTGTTCCAATGGCCCCTTGATTTCCCTGATTCCCTTGGTTGCCAGTTAATCCTTGAACACCCTGTGTGCCCTGATCTCCCTGATCTCCCTGATCTCCCTGTGAGCCTGTCGTACCGACCGCTCCTTGGTTACCAGTCAGACCCTGATCTCCCTGATCCCCCTGCGCGCCAGTTGTGCCAGTCAGACCTTGAACACCCTGCGTGCCTTGATCTCCCTTCGCACCAACCGCTCCCTGATTCCCTTGAACACCCTGTGTCCCTTGATGTCCCTGATCGCCCTGTGTGCCTTGAGCACCAGTCGAACCGACTGCTCCCTGATTGCCTTGGTTACCTTGATTGCCCTGTGCGCCCGTTGTGCCAGTCAGACCCTGATTACCCTGATTACCCTGATTACCCTGATTACCCTGATCACCCTGATCACCCTGATCACCTTGTGCACCTGTCGTACCAGTCAGTCCCTGAACACCCTGTGTGCCTTGGTTGCCAGTCAGACCCTGATCCCCCTGAGCACCAACCACCCCCTGATTCCCTTGATTGCCCTGTGCGCCCGTTGTGCCAGTTAGACCTTGATCACCCTGTGCGCCTTGATCACCTTGCGTACCGACCGCGCCCTCATCGCCCTGATTGCCTTGGTTGCCAGTCGTACCAGTTACACCTTGGTTACCTTGGTTACCCTGAGCTCCTACTGTTCCTTGATCACCCTGCGTCCCTGCCACGCCTTGATCACCTTGCGTGCCTGCCGCTCCCTGCGCACCTTGATCGCCTTGGTTACCTTGCACGCCTGCCGTACCCTGCGTTCCTTGGTTTCCTTGGTTGCCTTGCGCACCTGTCGTACCTGTTGCACCCTGATCTCCTTGATCACCCTGATTGCCCTGTGTCCCTACTGCGCCCTGATTGCCCTGATTGCCTTGGTTGCCCTGCGCCCCTGCATTTCCCTGATCTCCCTGCGTTCCTGCTATGCCCTGTGTCCCTTGATCGCCCTGTGTTCCAACTGTCCCTTGGTTGCCCTGATTACCCTGATAGCCTTGATTACCGATTGATCCCTGATCACCTTGTGCACCTACAACTCCCTGATCGCCCTGATCTCCCTGCCCTCCCTGATATCCTTGTGGCCCCTGTGCGCCAATAGCAGTGACGTCAACCCATGTGTCGGCAACCAAAAGAAGCTCGGCCAAAGTGTCCGTCTCATAAAAACGCGCACCATTTGGCACGTTCGTCGGCTTCGTGTCTGTCGAGAGCCCGACAAATACATCACCAGCATATCGTTTGATTGCCATTAGATCAGCTTCTCTCCGTAGAAACGGATGCTGTCGTCTTTGAGTGCGATCAAATGTGCCTGTACATATGGCACCTGTTCATTCCACTTTAGCACGTCTGCAAGTTTAAGCGCCTGAAAACTGGCTGTACACATTGGCTCGATATAGCGACGGACAGACGCTTCTGTATAGTAACGAAAACTTCGCCTGTTCCAAAAGCTCTTGTGTGTCGGATCGCACCATGCCCCAACACCATTCGTGCTGGGAACGTCGATGATGAAAAACCCGCCGTGCGCAAGAACACGGTGCGCTTCATTCATCGTACGGACAGGATCCACCAGATGCTCGACTGCGTCACTTGCACGAATTACCCCGACACTGCCCGTAATGAACGGCCACGGCTTATCAAGGTCGGCAATGAATTGCGCGTTCTTCAAATCCACGGTAGCAAGCCCACCATATGGATCCACCCCGCTGCAGAGATCGAGTCCCAGCAGTCCATTGTCATTCGCCCACTTTATTGCCATCGGAAGAACGTAGCGATCGTGATTCAGCCACATCGTTGTCTGGATCTCCGCCATGTTCTTCAGCCACGTATTTTCTCCGTGGACACGATAGATGTAGAGCGGTTCATCAATGTGAGCAATCTTGCTGGTGAGGTACATCCTGCACGTGAGATCATGATCGTCGCTGATCTTCATGTTTGGATCATGCCCACCTGCATTCCAGTAAGCAGATGTTCTCCATGCGCGGATGTGATTGGGGGCGAACCAGATGCGGGTGAGATTTTGTGGGTACGGAGCCGCTGAGCGGGCTTCGAGAAAATCCAGTCCCTTGTATTCAAACGGACGGTACGACCAGCCATACTGATTCGACCAGACGATCGGGGTCATGTTGCGCATGTCGATATTGACCGTGTTGGAATAGACCATGCCGACATGCTCGTCATCGTGGAATGCAGCAACCACCTTCTCCAAACAGTCTGGCGTGATCACATCGTCATGATCTATCTCGGCAATGATTTCTCCATCCGAACGATTTGCTGCATGTCGTTTCAATGCCCCCACCTTACTTTCGTGAGGATCATCCAACGTAGCGATCTTCACTCGTGGATCTATCAATATGTCTGCTGGAATTTGCCCAATCGCACCGTTGTTCGGAACGATCACCCACTGCCACTCTTCATGAGTCTGTGCTTTTAAGGACTCGAAAAGTTCTGGCAACCATTCGGGATTGTGCGTTGGCGTTATCACAGAAACAAGAGAGTGCATGTCAGACCGTATATGAGTGGAGAATAGACTCTTGGCCATTAGGGTCGAGCGTCACCCAGCGTATCTCGTTGGGCGTTCCAGCGATCGTTCTCATGTACATCACCATACTGTCAGCCGCAGGAGTTGCGGGTGCTGCCATTGATTGTAGATGGAGAAAGCCGCTCAGGTGCATGTTCACAAATGTCTCTGTCGTGACCTTCGTATAGTCTGTCAAGATGAGATGATAATACTCACCAGTTCCTCCACCCTGCAGTGAAGGAATGACGTTGTGTGTGAGAGCAAGGCCAATCTTCGCCGACGATCCGCTAAGAGCCGCGAGTGTGAGCCCGAACGTCTGATCCAGTGCCAGTTCGCTGACTCCTGTCAGAACGAGAGAGCCATCGAGAAGTCGGATTACGATCGTAGATCCACTACCTGATATGCCGCCGCCCCCGCTGGATCCACTCTGACTGATCACCGTGGTTGATCCAGATGCCACAGCACGAGCACGTTCCAACGCCTGAAACTCACGATTCAACTTCTCGATCAGAATCTGCTGAGAGTCGGTTGGATTGAAATATGTTTGACGCTTATAGCTAGTGCCCATCTCTATTCCATGTAGGGGATCATCTTGGCCAGCCTATTCGCTTCCATGACCTTCTCTCTGACGTCGAGAGCAATCGACTCGCTGATCTTTTCCTTCAATTCGTCTGGCATGTCCTTGCTGTCTCGCAATCCATTCTCGACACGCCGCTGCATCTGCAGGTGTAACCTCACATCATTGAACGGTTTGTACAGCTTGTACTGTGCTCGCTCGACCTTTGTGATGTGCCCACCAAGCAAGGCTACTTGCAGAGCTTCTTCGTTCAAAGGTTTTCCACCACTCTTCGGATCAATCTTGTCGATGGTTTTCTTTGCCTCATTGATCTTGTCCAACGTATTGTAGAATGTTTGGACATCGTTCGATCCGAATCCCACCACATTCTTGCGAGTGAATAGTCTGCCCACAAAAGCCAAGTCAGATTTCTCTGTTGGCATGGATGACTTCAAGAGGCCAAAGGTTGTCGGTGCTTTCAAGAACTCGCGCGCGAGCCCGCCAGTATATCCGCTCATCAGATGATCGAGAATGATCGGCGACAATCCAGTACCACTGAACATAGCACCAATGCGCTTGATTGTTTCTGGCGTGTTCGTCGTGTACTGCAGCCAATGCTGTACGTCTTCCAGATCCTTTGGGATGAGCGGTCTGTTGCGGAAAAGATCTTTGTTTAATCTGGCCTCTATAATTGGACGAGCAGCCGCAACTTCTGCACCAAGCTGGATGATCTCTTCAACGCCAGCTTCCAGAATATCCAGATCTCCCCCCAACAGATTCAGATCGGTTGTGATCGGAGCGATGTTTACTGGAAGCAGATTGCGCGCCATCTCGTCAATGACTGATCTGGTATGCTCTGTCCCGCTGCCATAATACATATCGCAGAGCACTGCCTGTGGAATGCCGCCAAAGATGTAACCATATTCAAATGGCATCGGCAGTCGGATGATGTCCTTGCCGATGCTAAAATGCCAGAAGCCAAACCGTTCCCATGGGGGCAGAGCCTTATACCACTCTTCATCCTTGTTCAGAGCAAAGAGGCCCATGGTGATCAACGTCAGCTTAGAACTCCGCAAAAATGTCTCTGCTGGCGCTTGACGGAACGAACGATACATCTTAGACATGCCCTGAATAGACGGATTGAAAAATGGGATGAGCTGGTTTAAGAACTGACCATAAATGCCAGCGCGCCTGAAGTTCACCGAGATCTCAGCCGCTGCGTTTCCAGCTTCAACCACTCTGTCTTCGCGCAACCGATTAGCCAGTTCCATTTCTCCATTTGCTTCTGCTCGCGCGATTTGCCCTTTATATTTGTCCATGACACGCCTATACTCCGCTATGCGCGGAACAGCTTCTGGTGCCGAAATGAACCTTTTGTAAGCATCAATGACTTTGCCCAATGCTTCAACTGGATGATTGCCGATGTCAACCAAACGTCCCTTGATATGTCCCTTCAGAACTGCATCGTTGACCATGCGCTGAATATTGCTTTGGCCAAACATCTCTTGACCAAGAGGCTGAGACATTGCCCCGCCCCCAGCTTCCCACTGAATCCGTGCTGCTTCGATTTCTGGATTGCGCGCAATGTTTATTCCCACCTTTCGCATGGTGTTGCCAGTCATGTCTCCCCACACCTGCGCCATTGCTTTGAAAATGTTGCGACTGGCTTCGTCCTTCTGGTTCTGCAGGTAGGCAGTTTGGGTATCGCGAATCGGATTCGTGATCAAATTGAATGCGGCATTGTAGCCAGTCGTTCCTACGCGCGTCCAGCGTGCTGGAGCAAAAAGGAGATTCCAGATAGGCGAGTATTGCCTATACGACATATTCTGGAATCCCTCATAGAGCGCAGAATTAATTTTGAACCATCGGCGTCGTCCGTTATGGACTACCGAAACCACATTCTCCTGACCATAATACTGATCGGCATTAGAGAAAATGGTGACGAGCTTATCGACACTCGATGCTGGGACTGACATCCCCATCCTTGTCAACTGAGTTGCCATAGCCTCAACGCGAACCGTTGTGGCCTTCATCGGATTCACTTCTTCGATCCATGGGGCCAGTCCATCCGTCATGTCGGCAAGCTCAGCCATTGCACGAGCAGCACGAGCTTTATCTGCGAGAGCAATCAGTCGCTCTGCCTGAAAGATCATGGATTCAATGGGATTGACCTTCCCCATCTTGGATCCAGTAATTTTGTGGAACGGCTTTGCCAGATCGACCATCCCGCGCCCGCCACTTCCAGCGAGCCTTTCGTCGTACTCCGCTCCACGTTTATACCACTTACCCAACTCCATGTCCCAGTGCCCTTCATAGGCAATCTTGAGTGGGATGTACATCATGTTTGATAACCGAATGATCTCAGCTTCTTCGAAAGTCAGTCCACCAGCCTCAGCCAGATATCCTAGAACAGCATGATTCCAACGGGCAAGCCCTTGAGCAAAGACCTCATAAGCTGGATCAGAAAACTGTTGCCTGATCCGTTGGATCTCGCCAATTGACAAACCAACATTGACTGGCTTTGGCGTGATGCGATCGGCTTCTGTTCTGCCCAGCAGTTCTTCCGCATGTCTCGCAAAGGCATAGGTCACCCCATTTTTCAGCCGTTGCATATCTCCATTGGCAAGCGTGCTGATCATGGACTGGAGCGATTCGCACACCAGATCGCCACGGAAATTGTAGATACCTTTTTCCACCCAGTATCGCGCTTTTGCAGGAGCTGATTTCTGTGTATACATCCGAAGTTGAGCTGGATCTCTCGAAGGAGAATAGTATGCAACCATCTCTGGTGTTGACCGCGCAGTAAGGATCTCCTTAGTCCATCGTTCAAGTGGATCGTTGGTGTTAGTCCAGTGCAACGGGCCAGACTGCTTTATCCAATCCCACGTAGCGACCGCTTTGTCTTTGAACGTGAGATCAGAAAACTTTCCGCCCCCTATGTTGTCGAGCAAACTATTTGCTTTCGTAACTGCAGACATCTGTTGATAATCAAAAACCTTTTGCCGCCCAACTCTTACCGCGCTCTCCAATCGTGGGTTGGCTGGCAAGAATGTGTTCTCGAACCAATGATGAAGATTCGGAGCAATGGATTGGACATCCCTATTGGTGAGAAGCATTCGCATGTATTCGCTGAATCCTTCGTTCAGATCCCCACGCTGTGGATCATAGTCAAGCCGCGACATCTCAAGGCGGATCATTGCATTCTGCCTGCTCGTCAGCAGATTGTTTGTTTCAAGATAGTTCTTCCAGATGTGATGACCAAGCTCATGCGTCATCGCATCAAGGTTCCCATACTGACGCAACCAGATGGATCCAGCCTTTTCGTTATATACGCCTTCTTCTTTGAGACGCCCATTGCCAAAGACAATAGAGCGGAAGCGCATCAGCTTGCCCTTGGTAGTGATCGGCAATTGGAATGTCGATTCGAAGTGGTGGACAATGGATTCGATCGTGACTTCTGTCGTTCCTTGTGGTGGAGACGCCGCCCCTGTTTGATTCGCTGCGGGGATATAGGACAAACGGCGCGATGGAGACATCGTCGGTGGAACACCAGTGGCAGGCTGATCAGCATATTTCTCCGCTTCTATTTCCTCGTCTGGCGTCATCTTGCGCACGATCTGCCGTTTTCTGATCCCCTGTTGAGCAGTTGTTTCCCAGACCAGATCCATCGGTATGCGCATTAGTCCATCGGCTTCAACGCCAGCATCGACATCAATGTACTTGGTGCCAGACTGGCCTGTCACGATGTCTTTTATCACCCCACCTTCGATAAATTTCCCTGTGACTGGATCAATAAAGTTGGCAGTACCACCCTTGACCAGACTGTCGCGGTATATTTTCGCGCCCTCATGATCTACTTCGCCTGCGGCCACTTCGATCTCTTCGATCTTGTAGCGTTGGAATTTGACCTCATCCCTCATGAGATCACTGAGGTTTGGCAAGGACTGTATTGATGGTTCCGTTTTGCCGCGATAGGTGAGCTCATCGAAGAAGTTGCGGATCAGAGCACGATGTATGATATCGTCACTCTTGTTCATGTGCTGCACAAGCTGAACCGCCTGCCTCAATATTGGAAGTGTAACGCGAGCTCCGCTTTCTGTCTCGTATGGTTCGAATGGTTCATAGTTGCCATATCGCACAGTCTCGACCAGAAGGCGAGTTTCGCGCCATCCCATCTCTTCCGACTTATTGCCGAAGATATCCAGCGCTCCCAGATCCTGCTGGATCTCGTCGATGATAAACTTTTTGAACGACTCAGCATTCGCTGGATCTTCTTTTATGGTGACCTCTTCCTTGATCGACGCAACTTCCCCAAGTGTTGTCGGACTGTGTTTTGCCATCCACTTCACGCCCGCAATATTCTCGCTTGTTGCCTTGTCGTGCGCCACACCCACCCGCCGTGATCCATTCTCAACAGTTGGAGTGATGTCAGCCATCATGATCTTGCCATTCTCGGTAAAGAATTCTTTCTCGCCGATGAATGCAATATGCCCATCGCTCGTTGGAGATCTATGCAGCTCGGCAATGATCTCTGCATCGACTGGTTCGACCTCTACATCAAGCTCCCTTCTCACACGCTTTGATTCAACGCTGCCAGCAAGATGAGTGAACAGTCGTTCGAGATCAGTCGCTTCCGCTCTTAGATTGTAAAGTGCCGTGGATATACCAGTTCTCTTGAGCACAGCCATCTGAAGAGATTCGCTTTCGACCCTCTCAACACCCTGCTCCTTTGCCAGCTTCTGCGCCTTCTTGATCTCGCTTTTTACAAGAACACTTGTACTCTTCAGATCCGCCTTGGCTTTTGCGAGATCATCGTATACTGCCTGCAGCTCGCGACCGATCGTGGTGACATGATCCAGCAATAGTTTGCTGGCAGAAGCTCGCTTCATATCCGCCAGATGAGTTTCTACCTTGATCCTCTTCGGCACAGAGTTGACCCTGTCAACACCATATTCCTTGTTTCGCACAGCAGAAAGATATCGAATAATGAGATCGTCTGTCGCTTTGGCTTCGATACGCTCTGCTGGTGTCAGCTCTGTATATGGATCGCTGATGTCAATCTTCAGCACATTCTGCAGATGAGCGGCAACGCGATCCCTTTGCATCGCATCGTGGATGAATTCTTTTGCTTCTCTGAGGGTGTTGAACCGTACACCATCATTCGTGTACGATTTGAATATCTGATGCAGCGCTTCCATGAGCATATGTGGATCATTAAGATTTGGGACGCCCACAGTTCCCAATCGACGATTCACGATCGGAGCTACTTCGTTGTGCATCCATCGTACAAGATGGGATCCAATTCCAGAATAGTCTCGCCCTGTGGCCTTCTGACCAAGCGCTGGCTTTACGTAGACAGGATCCTTGTAGTTAAACCAGCGTCCTATCGCTTCCTTCGTTGGGTCGGAAAGCTCGTGCCCTTTGAACCTCTTGAGTGCAGTCTGCCAGAATTCCGTAGCCCACTGTTGGAAGCGTGCAATTGGGCCAGCCAATTCTTTTGAGAGATGGCGATGCCCAGTTCGGATAAAGAACTGATCGGCAATGTCTCCCATCTGCTCCATTGCATTGCGCAACCGTAACTCCATCTGTGGCGGCGCCACTCCACGCTGAACCATTACGAAGAGATCTGCGAACTCGCCAGTCCGTAATCCGACCGTGCCTTCGAACTGATTGATGTCAGCAATCAACTGGTTCTTTGTGCGATTGAAATCATTGACCATCTCATCCGCTGGATCCATGGATGAGATCTTGCGATTGATCTCGCGCAACGTCATAGCCATATCGGCAAAGAAAAGCTGGAACGAATTGCCCATGAAACTTCGCGCATTTGGCGACTTCAACGCATTAAGAACGATCTCTCCGTTCTTCCTGAACTCGATAGCAGTTTCATCGCCACGATAGGCAACTGCTCCCTGCCCTATCTTCTCCTGTCCAGATCCGCGAGCTTCAATTCCGCGAATGCGGTACCACGTCTCTGGTGACTCACCAGTCATCTCCGCCCAACGGGCAGCGTGCTGATCATAAAATTCCAGACCAGCATCGACCAACTTCTCATCACCAGATCCCCAATCAGTCTTTATCAACTGTTCTCTGAACTTGGCGCGATCAGGTGAGGATTTCGCTTGGCGTATAAGATCGTCGCGCTTAGGAAGGTCATTCTGAGTGCGCTGTTTTTTTGCAATTCCCTGTCCAGTGGTGACGATCTCTCTTGCGGTGACTGGGGATCCGTCTTCGTTGGTTCCTGATTCGATTCTGGCGGCTGTGGCGTCATCGACTCCTGCATTTTTCATCCCTTTCTTAGCTGCTTCAACGCGCTGCTGCATGACCTTTTCCATATCAGCAGTAATCTCTGGCATCATTTCTTTGGGAAACACTTCTCTCAGATATCGCATGGTATCATGACCAAGAGCATCGAATCGCTGGATCATGGCATCCGCGAATTCCTCGAATGTCTTTCCGTCTGCCTTGTATTTGGCCAGAACCTTCTGAAACTGTTCCGTTATGAACGGAACCTTGCTGGGATCAAACGCCCCACTCGCTTTAGGAGCGTACGCGCGACGACCCTTCTTAATCGGCAGGCTGTTCCCCTCTTCAAAGAGATTGTCCAGCTCTGACAGCGCATCCAGCGCATCCTTGTCACCAGCAACAACATCTTCAACCTTGGCTATTGGCGGCGCCTTAGCTGTGGGATCAAGCGCCTTACCGCGATCGCGAACTTCCACTCTCCATTCATTGCCGCGCTGTACTGCTTGAGCATCACGGTTTGGATTGGCCCGCGTCAGATTGTTGGCCGCCTTTTTTGCCAGTATTTCGCTGGCATACGTAGCGGGAGCCGTTTCGTTCTTGCGCGTGAATTCCGTCCATGGTGCACTAGACTCTTCTGCCACTCGCGATGAAGTCGCCAGCCCAAGTCGTTCATTGTCCCTGAGAATACGGCCAGATTTTCTCGTCACCTTTGGAGCCGTGGTAGATTCAATGATCTCCATAGCTTTGGCAATCTCTGGATCTGTATATCCAATCCCTATGGGTTTTACAAGATCTGAGCGACCAGCTTTCGTTAGGATCTCTGCATTCTCAGGCTTTCTGACAAATCCTTCGCCCATCTCTCTTACAAATTGATGTTCAGAAGTGTTATAGTCTTTACCCTTCACCGTCTCAGTCCTTGACAGCGCCTCCTTAATCTCTGGCAAAGTCATTTTCCCACCAATAGCCCACGCCATATTGGACTGACCAGTCATTTCTTCTATGGCACCCGTAACCTCTTTGCCTAAAAATTTGCGGACATATTCTGCGGCATTCCGCATCGGTAATAGCGAGCGCCGCTTGTATTCTCCTATTGCTGCAGCCGCTCTTGTGGCAAGATCAGGAGCAGCAGGTAGGACGGCCTGCTGCCCCTTTGCAGGCTCAGCAGTGGACTGCTGCTGAACCCGAACTTTATCAAACAATTCCTGTTTGCCCTTTGGCGTGTCGGGTGCTTCAGTTTTGCCCCCTGTACGCACACCATTTTTGCCCACTGGTTTCGTCGCATCTGCTGACCAGATCTCTCCTTTGGCCGTACGAAAATACTCTCTGTCACCAGCAAAGGCTATGTGTCCTCTTGAGTGCGGCGTCTTCTCCAGATCGACTGTTGTCTGGAGCGATGCCTGCAGATCCTTGTCTGGTGCCCCACCCTTGACTGGCGTCTTCACTTCTGGGACTGTTTGTTCAGAAGCTGCCTGCTCAGGAGCCGTTTGGCGAGATTGTTTTTTGACACGCCCAGTTCTTGTCACCTTTGGAGCTGAGGGCTTGATAGGCGCATCTGCAACTATCTTGCTGCCTTCAGGTGATCGAGCAATGGCGAGTCTGTCGATTCCAACCGCCAGCTTTTTGAACGCCGCTTCAGTGAGTTTCGGATCATCAAGAGCTGTTAGAGATTCCTTCGCTATGTTGAGAAGATTGTTGTACATATTCTTCTGCACTTCACCTACACCAGCACCTGCTGCCGCCATCTCGTCAGATATTGTCTGAACAACTCCACGAAGTTTCTCACGAAGAGCGACCTTCGATGTCTCCATATCAACCGATGGTTTCGCTGGCGCACCTGCTTCCTTGGCAGTAGGAACTGCAGTCGGTGGTGCGGGTGGAGCCGCTGCTGTTTCGGCGGCAAGAACTTCCTCTGACTTCTGAGAAGGCGACACATTGCCAAAGCGTTTCAACTTTGCCAGCTTCGCCTGCAGGTTCGTAATGTTCTCAGGAGACTGCCCCTTCACCGCAAGTGCGCGCTCAGTGAGATCAATGGTTCCTGCTATGTACGCCTCTGGATTCGTCTGCAGGACTTCGATCGCCTTGTTGACCGCTACTGCATTCGGGGCTTGCTCCTGATTCGTTCCAATTGCGGCGCGCATTTTCTCAAGCTCGCCGACCTCTTCTGCCACGAAATCATCCTTCTCTTTCTGTGTCATCGCAGCATTGGGATCGCGCGCAGGAGAGTCCGTACCCGTTGGGATTGCTGTCTGTTCGTTACGCGGTTTTGGAATAGTGTCGTCACGCAACTGATCGACAAGATCCATGGCTTCCCGCCGCTTCACTTCAGCATCATAGAAAGCCTTTTCTGCCACGATCTGATCGAGTGGCTTAGCCTGATCGAGAGAGTTGTACTTTGCCATTGGATCAACTGTTTCACCACCTGCATACACGCGGGCCGCTTCATATTTATTCCTTACAAAGCCATGGGCTTTCTTGAACACCACGAGTCCGATGGCGGCATCCAGCAATGACGCGATGGCAATCGCATACTCTGGCGGCTCGAATTTCTCCGTTTCGCTCAGCTCCCTGAGTGAAGTCGAGATTGGAGCAAACCCTTTTTCGAACAGTGATGTGGATTCTGGAACAGCGGCCTCAATCAATTTCTGGCCAGCCTGAAAAAGAACGCCGCCCCCAGTTGTGTTCATCATCCCAGCAAATGTCCCATGGATTATTCCACCAACATCGTACAGAACCCCAGTGGCAATTCCTTCCGTTGTCCCTTTGCTGTACTGCTTCCGCGCCTTGGCCCTTGATTCACTGATCGCCTGCGCCCCACCTGCCAGTCCCTGTGGGAGCAGATCTAACGTCATCGCTACTCCGTCGATAACCTCTTTCTTGAGCTCCTGCGGAATGTACTGGTTTATGAACTTTACCATCGGAGTCTTATTTAAGAGCCAGTCGATCGTTTGCAGTGTCGATCGTTGTGTTGAGGATTCTATCGCAGCAGACTCTTCTGGCTTGATATACAGTTTGTCCACAAGCGTTTTCATTGGGCCATAGGCCATGACCCCGCCGATTCTTTCCAGTGTCGATGGGCCTGTTGGAGATCCCATTAGAGCAAGACCTTCTGGCTGGACGCCTGTGTAGCCAGGAAGCTGCGTGAAAACCGTGGATGGCTTCGGCCTCTGTGAAGTGAAGATCGAAAACGGATCCCCTTCATTCATGCCGATCCGCTGGGGCTTCTCGCCAGATGGCGGGGGCGTCGGATATCCGCTATGCTTCGTTATTGCGAACGGGAACTGCGAATCGAACATCGACGATGGATAGCCCTGATTCTTGACAAGATTGTCACCCTCAGTCGGTGACATAGGCGTCGCATTCCTATTGAATGCAGACGCATCAAATGTTTCTGGTGTCGTCCATGGAGCTGCAGGAACCGCAGAGAAAGGTTCTTGAGGGGTTAGCAGAGATTTGCCAGTCTCGCTTATTGACTGTTGACTTTCAGCGGATGGAACAGCAGCGGGTGGAGCCGTGGTAGGTGTGGCGGCGTTTTTAGGCCACCATTGGCTTGTCTCAAGTTCTGAGGCACGAGCGAGAATGTCGGGATCAGTTGGGTCAAAGGCACCAGAATCTCTCTGTGCCTGAACGTGCTCCAACTGCAGAGCGCGTTCGAGAAGATCTTTGTCCATTATGGTTTCTCCACAAAATTCCTCTGTGACGTACTCCGCGAACTACCATTACGTTCCTTCGCCAGCTCTTTGTGCAGCCATTCCACTGCCGCTGGGATGAGATTTGCTGGATCCTTTTCGTTCGTATGCTTCATGATCTTAGCTTTGGCGTTTGGCCCAGCCATGATCTTGACCCACTCAGCAGGATCATTGAGATTTTCCTTTTCCTGTATGCCCAGTGGAGCATTCTCATCGGTGAGATCCATGACCTTAAACGTGATCGGATCAATGTACTTTTTCTGCTGAGCAATGACCGCCTGTTCCCCTTCGTACTTCGATCTCCTTTTTTCGTACTCGTTACCTGTACGAATCGCGTCAGAGAAAGCGGCAGCTTCGGCTGGATCGCGAGTTTCCTTACCTTCCTTCTTCTGCTTTATAACCAGTGCTTTCTCGGCGATCTTCTTTTTGTCCTCTTCACTTTTGTCATCGAATCCCCTATACAATTCCTCAAGAGTCTCCCCTTCAGGTGTAGTTGCGGACTTGTATTCGTTAAAGATCTTCGCCGCTTTTTGCACAGCCTTTTCTCCACCCTTCTCATTGATGTAGGTGCGCAAAGCTGTCGTGGCCCTGATCGCATTATTAACGTCGGTCTGGAGAGCTTTCTTACCACTGGCAGCATCGGATTGCGGCGAAACTGTTTTGATGTCTGGCGGCGCAGGAATATCGTACTTGCCAGTTGTGGCATTGTATAGCATCTTAGGCGTAGTGTAAACGCTTTCCTTGTTTGGCCCCGTAGTTACCTGTACTGGCCCACCAGAAGCTATGAGCCCTGAATTCTTCCGTTGGGTCAGCACCCTGTCAATCTGCGCAACTCGTTCTTCTGGCTTCATGCCTGCTGTTGCTTCCCATATCATTTCAACTTCCGTTTTGTTTTGATCTGTCGGGAAGAACTTCGGGTAGTTGGCAGAATTGGCCGCGAGATTTTTCGCCGCCTCTGGATCCACACCCATAATGCGACCTATGGCCTTCTGCGTCGCGCTATACACCTGCTCGCGCGTGGCATTTGGATCACCAGCAGCAGCGTTGTAATCACGCATAGCCTCTGTCGTGATCACTTCCTTGCGCATGGCCTGCTCTTGCTTCATCAGCGCGTTCTTGTACTGGGCCTCGCGCTCCATCGCTCCCATGACTCTCTGACGAAGAGCGTCGGATGGCGACCATTTGGCTGTGTTGATCTGCATTGGCATGTGTTGATTCCTTATCAGGCATACCCAAGTCGTTTGTCGCGAGCCGCAGCCAGTTTCTCAAGCCGCGTGAAAAAATCTTCTTGCTGAGAACGGGCCGCCATAGTCTCACCGACGTTGGCCATCACATCACTGAAACTCTCTTCTGCTGGCACACCAAACATGGATGCTTCTGCATCGGCGATCTGACTGTTGAAGCGCGACTGGATTCCTTGAACAGCCTGCTTCATATTGCGACCCCCAGCAACCGCTATGTTGGTTGTTGCGGGCATGGCAAATGAAGCGGTCTGCTCAGTCTTTCCCAATGCTGCAGCTTGCCTACTGGCAATCTGTGATGCCTGACGCATGGCAGATGCTGTGTCCTGCGAGAGTGTCGAGCTCACGGTCTTCGTCTCATAATCGCGAAGGGCGCTGAGCTTGCTGGTATACGCATCAATCCTTCTGCGTGCGATCTCTTCAGGGCTCTCCTGTCCGCCCCCGAACATACCCAGTACGCCGCCGATAAACCCACCGAAAGGTGCAACGTCTTTGATGACTTTAGCAGCATCACCAAGAAATCCACTGTCAGCATCCTCTCCAGCAACTTCCGCAACGGTTCCACCAGCAACCTTTTCAATGCCAGTGGACACTTTTGGAGTGACCATCGGACTCGATCCAGTTGGCGTACTGCTGAACAGGTTCGGCAGCGCATCAGGATCCTTGTTCAACCCAAGGCTCGGCGATGAGCCAGAGAAAGGATTGGACGAATTGAGAGAGAATCGGTTCGATGGCACCTGTCCGCGTTCTGCGCTCTTGGCAGGAAGAAGCGACTGCATGAAGCTATTCAGCTTCGGCAAGGCGTAACTGCCGATCTGAGAGCCGCTGTAGAAATTCCGCAGTAGATCTGATGCTCGTGCCATGGGTAGCTCCTATTCCGTACCGATCCTTGGTTTACCAATGAAATTAAGAAGAATTGTTGAGATGTCCAACGACCGCAAGTTTTCGGCGTTCGTCGCGTCAAGGCCAAACTCAATGCGCAAAGATTCGAGCTGGCCACGAGCAGGGAGCATCCTCTCAATCGGCTTGATCCCCACTGGGATCGTCTTATCAGAGAAAGATGTGGTGACCCCGTTTCCGTAAAACTTCATGTACCACTTGGATCCAACCTCACCTTCAGTGAAGGCGTCGGGGATCACCGACCATAGCACACTGTTCGGATCTAGCCCATAGACACTCCCGATGTTGAGCAACATCTTCGTCGGGATGCCCTTGTGTGCCGTGGCGATCGTATAGGGCTCTGCATTCCCATTGACCGTGCAGTCGTCCTGATAGCGAAGCAGTCCATTCTGATTCGGGTACTTCAATATACCAGCAGCGTAACCAATGACGAATGTTTTGTCAGTCGAGCGCGACGCAAAATATGTGACTGGCGCGTTCGTCCCGATGTTCAACTGGCGAACTGTCCACAAATGTGTCTGGAACGAATAGCGGAACTGCAGGTACTCGCTCGTGCTGGACGTGATGTTGCACTGGATCTGGCACCAGACTTCCTGATAGAAGTCATCGAAGCCAGTGATGATCGCCTTGCGATACGCATGAGTGACGTACGACGTTATGTTGTCCGCGAGCTTTTTGTCGCCATTATAGAAATTCATCCATGATTTGTTGAGCGTGACGATCTGGCTACCATCGGCTGGCATGAAATAGATCCCGCTGTCGCCTGCCCAGATGAGTCCATGTGGAGTGAGCAAAGGAAGGATCGACCTCTTCGCAACCACGTCGGCACCGACGATTCGCTGGAACCCTGACTGAAGATCATAGATCTCGATCTCTGATGAGCGCAGGGCAACCACATTATCATTCATCGTCGATAATCCCATGAGCTCACCGCGTCCGATCAGATTCACTTTCAATTTGTTGCCAGCATTATCCGTGAGCTGATCGGGCAAATTCTCGTCCTCATGTCCACCAGCACCATAAGTTGTGAGCCGCAGCGTGCGGTCATCCTGATCCATGGCGATCGCCGCCCCCTGCGTGCGCGTTGCTTTCGAGATGAATCGCGGGCGGATGTACGTACGGTCAAGATCAATCGAACGAGCAAGCATCGCATAGATCGACGGTTGTCCATACGTACCACTGCCAAAGATGAGGGGATAGGTGAACAGATCCACTTCCAGCGAATAGCAGAAGCGATTGGTGTCGGTAAATACCCATCCATTCGATGACAGCAGAACCTCAGCCGCAAGTTTGTATTGATCAGGATTCTCGAACCACTGAAATGCTGGCAGAGTCAGATTATCATTGTATGCTACATAGCAATTGAAGCCGATCAGATTCTTGTTTACCAACGAAGGGTCAATATAGAACGTCAACTTCACCTTGGCGAATTTATCAACTCCTGCAGCCGCGTAGACCTGAGCGATTGGATCAGACTCCATGTATACCTTGGATCCAGTCGCTTCAGCATAGAGAGCCGTGATATACATGCGCACGTAATACTGCTTCCCTGCAGCAGCGTCCTCGCCAACCGTAACCCCCAGTTGGATCCCTTCTCCCAGATCTTGTGCCGTGCGGATTGTGCCGTTCGGCAAATAAGTTGTGGCATCACCGATACTCAGGAAATTCGGAAGCAGTGTGGCCTTGTTAATCTGCCATCCGACATACGCCCCAGATCCAACTGTCCCACTAGCCGCGTTCAATTTCGCTACAACGCCAGCGCTACCAACCAAGAAACCACGGCTGAAGTCGGCGATGAAGTGACCAAGCTCGTATGCACTCCCAGCCAGAGTCCCAGCCGCAACGACTTCCTCAGTCCAGTTCGTTCCGCCATCGACAGTAAGGGCCGATGCAACCATCCCATTTTTTGTCCCAACAACCCGAACCGTGTTCACGTCTGCTGCCCATATCGTTCTGGCAATAAAACCAGTCGGCAATTGACCAGTTGTGGGTGTGAAACTCATACCGTCAATCGCTTTCACAATGGTAGATGTAGGCGCCGCATAGAGCACACCATAGACGACGTTCATCGCTGCAATTGCCAGTCCGTAAGTGTTCATGCCAGACGGAATTAATGGGCAACCTACAAATGTGCAATCGCTCCAATCCACTCCAGCATTGGAAGAATACTGAAAAACCTTGTTCATGAACGTACTAAACGGAAGGACAGGAGTGGTGTAACCAAGACCTTCCCCAGCGATGAGATAGTCACCAAGACGACGCACGTAATGGATTGGCTTTGGTAGAGCACTAACAGTGGCAGTTGTCCATGTTCCGCTATTCCAGATGTAGGCTATGCCATTACCGCTCGCAACAGCTTCTGTTAGAGAAGACATTTGTAGATCATATATGGGAACCGTTAGAGCAGAAAAGTACGGTTCAACAATCCAACTTGCTCCACCATCTGTCGTTTTGTAGACCTTGGTGCCGCAGGCGAGAAACCCGTGGTCTTCATCGGCAAAAGAAATTGCCTGAATGGACTGTCCAACTTCAATCGTTATGCCAGCATCCCATGTTGCTCCAGCATCTGCTGATTTGTAGACAATGCCAGTTGTCGAACCAAGCCATACATAATCTATCGAACCAGCACGATAAGTGGCAAGCGCGAAATGATCATTGGTAGGATCTGGCAGAGTCGCAATCCCAGCTCCTGTGGCCCATCCTGTGGCGATGCTCCCTCCCAGCGTGAAGCTCGAATGGGCAAGGTGACCGCCACGTTTAATTTGAAGCGGCTGATCCATAACTGGGACTGTGGACGAGTCACCAATGAGCGCGAGAATCTTTGACTGTGCATCAAGATTCAGGAAGCGGATATGTGGCGTGGAGCCGTAATTGTACTGATATCCGCGTCCAGTGTCTGCACTGGATCCAAGATCAAGCAACATATCTGGCAGAATTCCAGTCGAGCGATAAAGCGTCACCGTACCACTGCCATTCCAGCCGTTTGCAGCAAGTGGCTCGGTAAGCGTTGTGAGCTCAAACTGATAAGGGGAAACCCCTGTCGCTGTATTCGCAGTCACAAGAGCGGGTGTTGCGTGTGGCGAATCCGACACAACAAGAAACTGTTGGAGAGCGTCTGTCCCAATGGATGTGATAGATGCGGCCAAGATATCGCGTGGAGCATCAAGCGTGACCGTGTTCCCGCTCACACTTACGATCGTGGCGGTAATTTTTGCAGTCAGTTCGATCCAATCGCCAGTATGTTTGTACGTCGAACTGGTAGGATCGTGGACAAACATCCTCAAGTTCCCGTTTGCATCCAGACCGAAGATCACGAAATATTCCGACGCATAGATCGAACTGTACATCACGAGCCCGTCGATGATCGAGATGCCAGTCGGAATCGCAGAGAAGCGATGATGGGTACCATAATCCCGTTCGCCAACCATGCCATCCCTAAACTGCTTGAAGCCCCGCACTTCGAATGCGTAGTTTTCTTTCAGATCGACAGTGTCGATGTTCGTCACAAACCCTTGGACGCGCTTGATAATCAGCGGATTCAAATGGCGCGGCTTAGTATTCATGCGACCTCTGGCAAGAATTGATTATATCCAGTCCGTTGCCGTATCGTCTTAGGAGCGCTCGCGCTACCCATCTCAGTATGCAGTCCCGCGAGGTTCACAGTTGCGAGAGTGACTGGATGAGCGATGTCCGTGATATCGACGACGATCACATCCTTGTTTGCATAGGGAATCAGATAAGCGTACAGTTTCAATGTATCATCGACGATGATGATGTCGCAAACCTCTTGCCCTGCAGGGCCAAGATTGGACACGAGAACAGGAGCCAACGGATTCGCTATGTTATAAATCCGTGCCCCACAATTCGGAGCATCGACATTCTTGAATGTAAGGATCAAATAGATATCGTCCATGATATATATCTGACCATAGTCCGTATCTGCCCGATTATCAACTACCTGTAGAGTAGCAACGACTGGCCCGCTATCTACCAGTCCCAAAGCGTTTGCCACAAATCCATCAGTCATCATCAAGTGCCACATTAGATTTGGATTGGCTGGCTGACGCATCTGCACAACGGCACGCGAAGTCTGATGAAGAGCGGCCCAAGGGTCTGGCGATGTCCCAACCGAAAAATATGGGCCTAAAGAGTTATCGTCGTACATAGTCATCCAACCCCATCGCATCGCAACGCCATTGCCATCCCCATGTTGCTTGTAGAGTATTTTGTCGGTTGGGTCATAGACGAGTGTGTGGGGATGAACTCCACCAGCAACCGTCCATTCCATGGAAAAGAATGCGCGCGTCGGATTTGCGGGATCCGCCCATGTCCATGTTTCAAATCCCTGATTGTAACCATGGACGGTCACTGGCACAATCGAATTGCGAACTAGTCCACATTGAACTTCCGTTGGGTACGTTGGCGCAGATCCTTTGAGAATCAAAGACGACTTATTCGTCAGATAGTCAAAACAGAATGTATACGCACCAAACGTAAAGAGATATGAATCTGTTGCCGCGAGCCGATCAATTCCGCTTGGCATATTCGCACTGAAATCCTGATCCGCCGTGATGACTGGAGCAAGGCGACTGCGGATGTCGATGGTGTAGATGTGATTGTTCCCACCAGAAGCATAGATGAACTCTGTGCCAATCATTGCCGACACGAAATTGCTCTTGCCACTGAGCACGCCGTTCGTATACTCGCAGACGATGTACCATGTGTAGGTGATCCCATTGAACATGGGCGCCGTGTCATTGTACGTTGTGCCAGTCGAATATCCCAGAAGGACATAGTCTGCACCAGCAGCGCTCCGATAGACATGGTATCTCTTCACGCGCGCAGGAGTCCAGTGCTCCATGCTGATCCACGAAAGATCCACATCGCTCAGCTTAGCCTCAACAAGCGTTAGAACTGGCAACTCTATGACGAATCTCATGTGAGCGCCTGCATTTTATCTTTGATTTCCTGAAGCGTAACTGACGTATCGTGTGCTTTCCAGAAATCATACACGAGAGATTGCATATCCGCAGGATTGAACGCCCCTGTGACGTTCAGACGGTCGGCCACAGTTTTCTTCACAAGCGAAATAAGTAGCGTCGTCGGAACACCGTCTGGAATGTCGATCGCATCCGTGTCTGTTGCCAAGATCGCGGGCAAACGCGGATAGTAAAGCGTGATCGTACCATACGACGCCAGCCCTGTCTTCAGGTAGATCTTGAGATCGGCAATGTGGAACACGATCTTCGTGGCATTCTGAGCGGCAGCGGCACGGAACGTCATGTATTCGTCGAGACTCACTGCATAGATGCTCCGCGTTGCTGTTGACTGGATCACGACGTCTGGATCGCCACTGCCACTCTTGATCCGCAAGCTAGAGATGTCGATGATATCAGACGATGGTACAGACGCGATCTTGATGGCATAGTCTACAGTGGAATCGGCGGTCGGCAAACTGTTGCCATTCTGCAACACAACTGTCGTCGTGTTTGTCACGCTGTCGATATATCCGACATAGACCGCTGCCCCCACTCTGAACACAACCATCTTCCCGATATCGAGCGGCCCGAAATCGGCGTTCATTGCGATCGCGAGCACGCGCGTCAGCAGAGTGAACGTCCCTGCCGCCGTTGAATATGCGCTCGCCGTGTCCGCAATCACGAGCTGTTCTGTGACGTACTGATTCTTGATGAGAGGATAGAACATGCTGGCAACCTGATCCTGAGCGCGATTGATGACGTTGAAACGCTCGATGTCGATTACCTGCTTCTCTCCTTCATATCCGATGAGATCCCGTACGGCCTCACGCCAGATCGACTTCGCTGTATGGGTGCGCGAGATAGCCATTAGTGTGTCTCCTGCCTGCTGCGGACTTCACGCAACTGTTCGTCTGTAAAGAGACGGACGCGCTGAAGAACGTCAGCCTGCGGCTGTTTGTTTTGCGATCGCCATACGGTCAGACATGCGATGTCTGTCACGATCGGGATGTACTGATCTGGGATATCCAGCACAGATGCGTCCGCTATCACTCTCGCAGGATTGCGCTCATATGCAAGCGTCGCTGTCCCTGCTGGTGTTGCCGCCCCACCAACAAAGAGGCTCCATGTACCGCCACTACTGGTACTGAGTGTAGCAATCCATTGTCCAGTGGCAAAGGTATGGAGCTGCAGCATGTTGTTGTACACATTGCGATTGAGAATCGGGATCTGAGTGTTGTCAGAGGCAAGAACCAATCGCGCGGTCGTGATATCATAGATGTTCATTGACGAGAGATCGACGCTTGCACCAAGAGAGATCGACGCCTCAGTGTAATAGAAATGACGCAGTGAAAGCCGTGCAAACCCACGGACGAGTTTCACGGCATCATTGATGTAGTCCGTGAGAGTCGGCTCCAAGAGCTGGCTTATCTGAACACTCTCTGTACCTGTGATCGCCCTCACATTCGAGCGGACGATCAGCAGTGTCGATGTTGCTCCAAGTGGCATTATCTGCCTCCACGGATCAGGGATTGAGCCAAAGCATCAATTTCGGCGTTGCCCGCATTGCTGGCCAGACGAATCGCCAGTTCCTTCACGATCGGCCACTGACCATCTTCAATCGTTTCCTGCGTGTTGGCATCAACATTTGCCAGCACAAAAAGAGTAGCGCCAACATAGTACAGCACGTATGCGTCACCGCTGAGTGTCGCGAGCGCAATATCAGACGCGGTAAACGTCTGACCTATATTGAAGAGATAGACCTGTTTGTTCGCAACGGATTGAGCCAGATGCGCATTCCTTCCAGCAATCACATCTGAATACAGCGCATTAGGAAGGACGATGAGCTGGATGGCTTTCGTCGTGTCAGCAAGCGACAGAAAAGCGATGAAATCCTGTGGCTTGGTGATTGTCACAACTGGAGCGGTATAGGTAATCGTGCCTGTCGCGACCTTGTTCGTCCCACCCTGCATGTGTACACCGTCGATCTTGTTCAGTGCAACCATGTTCGTGAGGAACGCCATGCGCGCCTGATTGTAGATGTCGAGCAAACGCTGCGCAGAAAATTTTTCACCATCATCCACACCAACCGTCGTGGCAATAAATGCTGTGCCATCAGGTTTGCGTGGATCCACTTCCAGCGCCAGATCGAGCAGGTTGAGTCGAATCAGTCTGGGCATTAGAACCTCAAACCAGTGTTGATATCATTGACGTACCGTTTCTTTGCCCACTGAACCTTCGCGCTTTCCTTCGCCTGAGCATACTGACCCAGCACCATCATCGACTTTTGTTCGATGACCTGATCGCCACTGGACTTCAGCATGTCAAGGAGATAGTACAGAGTCCCGTAATAAATCAGTGGTTCATCGCTGATCCACGGATCCACGGTGAGGGTGATGCGCTCGTGTGGGAGTGGGATGCGATAGTAACGGAACTCGAATCTGGCAGTCGCATTGAAGACGCCATTGAAACCAAGCGACAGGCCAGTAGGCGTGATCAACTGATAGACAAACTGGGAATTCCCTATTACCATCGAAGAACGAACATGCTGTAGTTGTTCATAACGACGCGGCGAGATACGTGCAAACGTCGTGGTATTCATGATGTCGCTGGCAAGTCGTTCGGCACTCATCAAACAGTGGTAACTGTACCCGCCGCTCACATAGGCGCCATTCCCGATACTCCCATCGAGCGTATAGTTGTCGGCATCGACGTACGTCACATCACGTACGCCATTGGCGCCAGTATTTCCGACGACGCCATGCACCGTGATCCTGTCGCCAGTATGGTAATGATGTCCGACTTCAGTGATCTGGATCGGAGTGGTATTCGAAGCGCCAGTGATTGTGCCGCGCGAAAAAGCGTACCGCTCTTGCCCGTTCACCGTGGAAAGATATCCGACATCATCAAATAGGTGCAGCTCGGCGAGAATGTCGTCCTGCGCAATGTTGGCCGCGACGAGCACTTCACCTTCATCAAGCTGAACCTTGCGATCTCGGAACCACCTGTAGCCAGTGATGCGATCAACAAGCTCTTGCGAAGTCATCGGTGTGCTCCTTTTGTGAGTGATGCAGGCGGGGTCGAATTACCCCGCCTGCTATCTGCATCACTTACTGGAACACAACGTCGAGCTTCACCTTTGGCTTGATATTCGTCGCACTCAGGCCGATGATGCGGATCCGTTGATAGGGATGGTTGCCTACGATCCCCGTTTTCACCGCAGCATAGGGATCGTAGATGGGCACAACGGACAGTTTGTACCCCGCAGTGTAGACCGTGGTTGTTGCCCATGTCGTCGAATCGGTACCAATGGTTGTTGCATTCCAATTGGTGCCATCAGAACTGACGTCGTACCGAATTCCGATATTGATCGTCGAATCCGTCGCCTTCAGTGCTGTGTAGACATACAGGACAGCAGGGAGCATGGGGTTTGTGGCTTTCCCGCCAACGATAAGGTTACAGACGAGTGTGTCTGTGTACCCTATGAAGGTCGGGGTGAATCGCGTTCCTGAAATACCGTTGGCAGAAAATGCCGAACGGCTTACTGTTCTCGTGGTTGCTTCAGTGATCAGTGTGACGGTCACAATAAGCATTACGAAAACAACGATGGCACTAAGTGCCTTTGTGAGTCGCGACATCGGTGTTCTCCTTAGCTGGTGCTTTGACTGTGCGAATCGGTTGACGTACAGTAGGCGCGGGAGTTGCCGATGCGATCTGAGATTCACGTTCCGCAGCTTCTTCAGAAGTTTCCACATGGATGTGTCGAGCTGGCGGCTCGAATTCCTGCGTGGTTGCTCCGTAGGACTGCGTGAATTGTTCCACCTGTTCGGGAGTCGGTGCCGCACCTACAGTGGGCGGTACCTTCAGAACGGGCGGTACAACTGGAGTTGACTCGTCAGCAGTGTGTCGTATCATCACAGGTTCGAGAGAAGACGGTCGCTTTGGCAAAATCGCTCCCACCTTGACCTCAACATATGAGGTACCATGTTTGAAGTATTTCCTCATGTGCTCAGCCTGTTCCTGCGTGGCAAGAAAAACTCCATCTATGAATCTTGCAGAGAATCCCTGTTTAACGGCCATGCCTGTCGGGATCCAAATCTGCAAACTCCGCGACGGTGATCGAAACTCAATCAATGAACTTGTCATATCACGCTCCTTGTAGATGCGCGGTTGGCTCTGTAGCCAACGCCTGTGAGACAGATTACAGATTTTCGGTGATCACACCAGTGGATGATGGCACCGTCCTTGTTTCGAACGCTTTCTCTTCCAGCGCTTTCAGCTCGGCCTTGGCCTTCTCGACCTTCGCCTTTGCCTCTGCGCGAGAAGCAGCCTGAGTCGCCTGCCCTTCTGCCGTTTGCAGATAAGGCGCTTTCTCTTCCAGCGCTTTCAGTTCGGCTTCGGCCTTCGCGACCTTCGCCTTTGCGGCACTTGTTTCGGGCGCCATTGTTTCGGGCACCTCTGCATCCTGCGCATTCAGTTCGGCTTCGGCCTGTTCGACCTTCACCTGTAGGGCTGCGCGATCAGCAGCGAATTTTGCCTCTGCGTCTGCCGTTCGCCCATTGGACGCCTTTGCATCCAGCGCTTTCAGCGCGGCCTTGGCCTTCTCGACCTTGGCCTTCGCGGCTGCACGAGAAGCGGTCTGAGTCACCTGCGTCGTGATCTCGCCCTCTCGCGCGAGAAGCCCCTTCTCTTCCTCTTTGTTCAGGGCTTCCATGCGCGTGTGATACTCCGTGGCCGTTTCCTGATGCTGAACCATGAAGGGCGCGGCCTTCGGCGTCCTCTTTGCAACCTGCTGGACTTGAACCAGCTTCCCGTCATGAAGTTCGTATCGCGGCTCACCAGCGGCGACGATTTCGCCTGCCACATTATCGTCGGTGAGCGGAACCCCTGACTTGTCAGTGAAGTCATCATTTCTCTCTACCATGAGATACCTCCAGAAAAAAGAGTGCAAGGCAAATCGTGTAGCCTCAGCTACGCGACTTTACGGTTTGATGATTCCGTGAAGCTCTTCCAACTGAACTTCCAGACCAAGCTCGGTCATGAACTGATCGAGAAAATAGTCCGCGTCGTTCGGCTGGATGTTGGCGTCAAGCACCGTGGGACGGAACTCCCGCAGCTTGATGTAGCGCGGCTGGATCACGATGGCCCAACCGTCAAGGAAATCGGAGAGGATCGGATCCTCAACGAAATCCCAGATCCGCCCCGCCCACACCATTTTGGACACATCGACGCCATACAGCGTCGTGACGTCCATGACCTGCCGATTCGCCAGAGCGATCTTGTTGATGTCACTGATCACCTTGGAACTGGCAATGACCAGACGCCGATTCAGCTTTCCGTCCGTTGCGTACCTGTAGTTGTGAACGGACGTCATGAAATCAAAATACAGATCGTCGGTCAGTGTCGAACCGTACTCCAGCACGTTGGTGGAGATCTGGTTGATCAGACCTGTTAACGTGGTGCGGGGCTCGGTGCCGCTGGTGTCGAGAATGCCATCGCTCTGAAGCAGGGACTTCTCGATGTCGATGATGTGCGCGATTTCCTTCTCACCCCGCAGGCGATCGCGTTCGGGCGCACCGTACAGACGGTTGTTGGCGTGCGTCTTGGTGACCTTGTACGAGTGCTTGAAGATCTGGGTGTAGAACGCACGACGCAGCGGAACCGTCGCGTTCGTCTTCGCACTCAGGGTACCCTGCGCGAAGCTGTTTCCCCAGACCTGAATCATCGTGCCAGCAGGAATTACGGGCAACGTCTTTGCTGCCGCCGTGTTGGTGTTGGCTTTCACGGAAAGCGCGTCGGCAGTGATCGCCGTGATGATCGCTTCCTGTGTCTCTGTTGCGCTGTCGTACGTCACGTCTTTGCCGCGCAGAATGTCGCCAAGCTGGAAGTATGTTCCCTTCCCTGTTGCGACGTTCCACGTGCTGGTTGCTCCAGCAGCACCCTCACTTGCGAGCAGTGCCTTCTGCGGATTCGGGCGCGTCTCGAAGATGCGGAATTCGTGAGTCAGGGTGGGTTCGCTGTTGATATTGAGCATGAGGCTCAAAAAAGGCGCAGCGGACTCGCGCTGACGAATGAGTTGCATACGGTAATCAATGTTTACACGCTCGGCACCCTGAAGTGCGGAGTCATTGAAACCGCCCAACTCGGTGTTCAGAACTGTCGGTTCGGTTGCCATGTGTTAAAACCTTTTGCTGCTAAAATCCCAGCTTGTCGAGCGCAGGATTGCCCCTGCCAGTCGAACTGCGCTGGCTTGCGTCACGCACGCGATCGCCAAGAGACTGCCTTGGCATCACCTGCGGGCGCGTAGGGAGACTGCCCTTCCCATCTAAGAACTGTGCGCCGTCCTGTTTTCCAGAGACGTTCGCTGCAATCCTCTCGGCACTGGGTGTGGATGGGACTGTGATCTGAATGCTTGGTACTGCCGTGGGTTGACCCCCACGGATAGAAAGCAAACCACCTGTGGCGGCTTTCCGCTGGAACGCCATTTCGAGAGAGATGTTCATCTTCTTCGCATAGTCCACGATGTCATAGACATCCAGCAACTTCTGTACATCTGGATGATCACGCTGGCCTTGCTTGTCGATCTTCTCGATCACCGCTTGTAGCGGTTCCGTCATGGCAATCTCAGGGTGCACTGCCATAAGCTCTTCGGCCTCAGCAATCGTTCTGTCGATCGCAACTCTCTGCAGATCGGACTGAAGCCTTACCTGTTCGGATTCGATCTCGACGAGCCGCTGTTTGGCCGTTTGGATCTGGTTGTACTCGAACAGTTTCTGTGGATCGAGTGTTCCATCCTCGCGGTAAATCTGGTTCTCTGCCATCTGGCGCGTCGCTGTTGCCTGCAGACGCTCCTTTTCAGCAGTGATCCGTTGATCGGCATCGGCCAATGCGCGCTGCCTCATTTGGATTTCACGCGCTGCCGCCTCTACCTCTCTCCGCTGGCGAGAATTCTCTTCCGCCTTTTGAGTATTGGAACGCTTCCACGCTGAATCGTGTGCATCTTTGATATATCCCTGTAGCATCCTGAGTCGATTCTCCACAGGGATCTGAGAGGTATCGACATTGTACGCATTCTCCATGTCGGCAAGCCATTCCGACTGCTTCTTCGTAACACCACCAACGGTGATGTTCGCGTCGGGAACGGCTTGCGGCGCCTGTGCGGGCGCCTGCGCTGGCTGTACGGGCTGTACTGGAGCAACAGGTGGTTGCCCCTCAACAACTGGAGCCTGCACGGCTGGCGCAGGAGCTACGGGCTGGATCTCCATCGGCTGATTGCCGTGCTGCGCCATGTACTGATCGGGTGTCATCATCCCCACGACATTGCCATCTCTGCCGATCTTCGGCAGATCTTCTGGCTTCAAGTCTTCGGGATTATATTCTTGCCCTTGCATAACGACCTCTCACTGATCCCGCCTGTTGTACAGACGGTGCGCTCTGTGGCGCCAGATGAATGATTGCTCAGAATCCGTCCGCATTGCCACGATAGGCAGTGATCGGCGTAGTCCGAACTTGACTTGTGTTTGTGCCAGCGATTTCCACGAACCGCGATGGCTTCGCTTCCACCATCTCGCTCAGCATCTCGTCCGTTGGATAGGTCGGCGGGATCACCAAGTAAGAAGTGTCGCCCGCTCGTTCAGGGAATTTCATCCCCTGCGATGTCTCACTGTTCTCATTCGCCATTACCGTGATCCTCCTTGCGTATGGCATGACCTGTATTGGGTGGTATTGCACAGCCGCAGACCGCACAGACCTCTTCATGCAGTTGGCCGATTGTCAATGCTTCCACTCCTGATGGGGCGTGTAGAGGGCAGAGCCAGTCGAATCCCTTAACCATTAGGCCATCATAGGCTCTACCCTTTGGCTGCTCGACCTCTTTTGGCGCAACAATGCGCTGCTCTTCGATCCCGAAGAGCTTTTTGATGACGAGCGGATGCGAAAGCCATGCTTGCCACAGATCGTCGATGCTCATGGCGACTAACCTCACCGTTGAATCCTCTGGCGTGAGGGCTTCCCACCATGTCATGCGCGTCTCTTCACTCGCCTTGAATGAAAGATGCCAGCCGTGAGACTGTATTGCCTGAATGTATGCAGCCTCTGCGGTCGTCATCAATACCCCGCATCTTCCACTTTGGACTTCTGGACACTGGGCTTTGTCGTCAGCGAATGGATCTCAAGCTCGTAGCAATAGTCGCGGGTCTGCACGTCCTGTCGAACCGAACGTACGACGCCCTCAACTTCCGCTTTGATCTTCTCGCCGATTTTGAAACCAGAGTTCTCCTTGTTGTGAACAGCGATCGTGGGGTACCACACGCTGTCCAATGCGACAGGAGCTCCATTAGCCTTACTGCCCAATACGTACTTCATTTCGCACCTTCCTTCTTCTTCTCTTCTGGTTTAATGGATCCGCCAGTTTGCAACACAGCCAGAGCCTGCTGCACCAGAGCGTACAGATCTGGATTTTCCATCACGGTGTTGCCCATCTGCAGCACCTGATTCATCTGATCGGCTTCCATCGCGACACTATCGGCGTCAGGATAATCAAGGTCGATCAGCAATCGCTTGGTCGTCAGTTTTCCCATGCCCGCGAGCTGCAACGCGCGATTGGCGCGAAGCTCTTTGTCGCGATCGGCATTGAAATCGACGTCGTACACGAGATCAAGATCCGCGTCCTGCGTCATGTCGTTGATATCGAAAATGACTGTCGGGATCTCTTCAACCGCAACCTCCTGCTGGAACTGCTCTGGGGTCATGCCAGACTGCTCGATCGCCCCCTTGAGTTGTTCGGGCGTCAGGATCTGGCCATTGACCTTGTACTGCACGAGCTCGTGCCGTTTGACCTCATTGTCCATCTCGAACCGATAGCGGGCTTCCTTGACCTTCTGCTGCAGCTCCATCATGAACTGCTGGTTCTGCTCCATCTCAGGAGTGATCTGGATCCCCAGCATTTCGAGCATGAGCTGGTTGTACTCCTGATCATTGACCGTGAAATTGATCGGCACGTATTCGGGGTCGGCCTTGTTTTCGTCCGTGACCTTCACCCAATCCTCTTCCGTGCTCTTCTTGGAGATGATCTTGTACAGAATCTGCGAGATCTTCGTCATCGTCCAGCGTACCATGACGTCCTTGCGGCCATGGGAAACGCGATCGCGAGAGATCAGCATGTTCACTGTGGCAGTTGCCAGACGTTCGCGCGGCATTTCTCCGCGAGAGAGCGCATGAGACGACTGAACTTCGTCAATCGCCCCCTGCACCATCCCATAGAGCTGTACGAGCGCAGGATTGATCTCTCGCGGATAGTGCACCTTAAAGTTCTCGTCAGGCACCAGTCGCGGGCCTGTGCCATTGATCGCGGCGATAAGCTGATCGCCAAACTGCTGGTACGTCGCTGGACTGACGCTGTAGATGCCGCTGTTGCCTTTCTTGGCGTTGTCGAGCATGACACTGACGAACACATTGAGCAGATCCTGCAGGTTCTTCTCGTATTTCGTCGAGCCAAACGGATAGACCCTGCCTTCAGACCTGATGTTGATGAACGGAATGATCGTGTCCGACATATATTCGATGGGCGCATTGTAGAACACCCCGATCGACTCATTATAGTAGCATACGTACCACACATCTTCAGTCGATTGGAACACCAGCGCGCGCGTTTTCTCGTTATCGAGCGCCTTGAGGTACGTTTGCTCGTCGATCTCGACGAACGGCTTGTCCTTCGCACCATCTGGGTTCACTGCATAGTAGATGACCTCTGTTTCTGTGTACTGAACCTCATCCACGGTGCAGTGCTGCTGGCGAAAGTCCGATGTCTGCGTGTTGTACGGCTCATCGCTCTTGCGATCGGCAGCGAATGTCGCGTTGTCCCGCAAAAACGGCCTGAACCTCATATTCGCACCGTCCACGGTGAAGCGCTGACGGTGAATGACGTACCGTTTGTCCTGATAATAGTAGCGGCGGCACCGTGGGTCGATCAGGATGTCGCGGCACGAGATGTCCTGCATCATGATCCTGCCGTGTGGCAAGTCTTTGTACGGATCGAACCACACTTTCACCCAGTGGAGCCCCCTGCGGATCCCGCAGTCGAGCGTCGGCACCATGATCTCGTCCCAGAGCTTCACCGAATCGCTCACATAGTCCAATTTCTTCTGGATGGCCTTGGCAAAGCGGCGATCGCGCGGCGTCCGCCCCGATACTAGGAGCATTCGTTTGCCAGTGAGGAAGTCGCCCAGCGTCTTTTCGTGGCTCATGACGACCTTGTTGAGCACAACGTACTGCTTTGACGTCATGTTGCCCTTCGTCGGGTCATTCACATCCACCAGCGACTGCTTGTGATCGTCGGTGAAGCCCGCTGGCACCTGATCGGACTCGAAATACTTGTCCGCATCGGCCCACTCTGTCCACATCTGGCGATGGGACGTCTGTGCTTCGATCACAAAATCGCGAATCTTGCCATCAAGTTTCGCTCGGTGATCACTATTGTTGACGACGTCATAGAACATGAGCTGGCACTTTCCTTTCCCTACATCTTCAGGCCATCAGCGTTCGGATCGACCTTCGTATTTGTAGGATCGTAGGAATCAGGGTAGATCGTGCGGCCATCATTGAGCTCCTTCAGATCCATTCCTGCCCACATGATGGCTTCCTGCAGCTTCGTCACCGTCAGATTGCGTTCCCGCGACTTCCGCACGCTCTCGCGCAGGAACTGGATGACCTCATCAATGACCTTTCGTACGGCCTTGTCCTCACGGATGGCACGTTCGACATCGGTATCGCCCTCAACGGGCTCCAGTTCGATTGACATCAGTTCCTCGCTGCTTCTTGTGAGTATTCGAGATCACTTTCCGTGCCGCATTTCGGGCATTGGATCGTGTGGATCTCGCCGAAATATGATTCCAAAGATACAAGATTTCCGCAGTGCGGGCAATAGGCTGTCGTAATAAGCCCCAGTTTTATGTGAAATGGCCTCACCAATCGGTACGCCAGTCTCTTGGGGCCAGCACTTCGATCGTGTTCGGCTGCTGTTTCTTCGCTTCCGTCTGTGCCGCCCATTTTTCCTCCGCCGTGGTAGCCGCTTTTGTCGCCGTGGCCTTTGGAGCAAACACCTGCATGAACGGCATTTTCATCGCATCATAGTCGTGATCATCCTGTTTTTCGCCCAGATCCATCAGATCGTTCGGATCTGCCTGCAGGGCGGGCAGTGTCTGGATAATCGACTGGCAGGTATCGAAGAAAAAGAGCTTCGGCTGGCGCTCGACCTCACCCTCTTTGGTGATCACGTACCCCAGATAGCTCCGTACGGCCTCATTGCAGGCCACACGGTAGCGATACTCTTCCGTGCCTTTCTTCGAGACAGGGAGCAGCACAGGCGGACGCTTGCTCTTGGCCTTGAACTTGTCCTGCCAGATCGTGGTGATGATCACTGCAGGGGTTTTCGTGGATCCTGTATCGCGGCCTGTGTTCGACCAAAGGTTGACGTCACCGATCACCAACAGGTGTTCGCCAAGCCCGCGTTCCAGCATGAATTCCGCACTCTTTTCGGCAAACTCCATGGCCGTGTACCCGTTCGGTTTCTCCAGATTGGGCTCCAGACGGAACTCGTGCTCGACATATACGTTGCCCAGATGATCGCAGGCCAGAAACTCCATGACCTTGACGTTGCCATAATCGAAGCCCGCCGCCCGCCGCCACTGTGGGGGGAGCTCGCGATAGGGCATGACATGGATCTCGCTGATGAACTGATCGAAAAACTGACCCAGAACGACGTCCCAGTCACCCTTGAACATGGCCTTGCGACGAATCGGATTCGGATCCGTTGCAAGTGCAGCGATGTACTTGGTGTCGTGCTTGAGCAGCGGGTTGTCCATCACTGTCGTGTGGATCCTGCGGAACGACCGTCCGTAGACGATTCCCTCCATTTCCTGCTCAATCAGGTAGGTAGTGCTGGGTTTCTTGTTGGTGATGAACCTGCGCTTGACCCATGCGTGGCCCCTGCCAAGAGGATTGGCTGTGGCGCGCACGGCGCACCTGAGACTCAGGTCGCCCGCCCTGTTCTGGAGCATCAGATAGTCAAACTGGGCTTCTTCGAACTCTTCGAGCTGATCGAACAGGAGATCGACGATCTGCCATCCCTGATACTTCTGCTCGTCGCCCAGATGTTCCACGTTGTGGAACGCCAGCCAGCCGCCTGCGGGGAACACAAAGCGGGACTCTGATCCCTGCCAATGCGCTTTGAGCTGGGGGAGCTTGCCAAACCAGTAGGTCGCGCGGTCGATGCACTCGACCAAACGCTTGTACTCCCTACGGAAGATCACGCCGTGCCAGATCGGGTGGGTCAGCTTCTCAGGCCGAATGCAGTGGAAGATCAGCAAATCGGTCTTTCCGCTTCCTTTTCCGCCTTCCATGAGCACGATGTCTTCGCCCGATGTGAGGAATTCGTACTGGGGGCCACGGCAAACGGGCTCACTGGGCAGGGCGTCGGGCTGCCAGATCACGTCCTTGTACTGCGCGGCTGTCTCGCGCTGGGTCTGGCGCTTGACCTTCACCCCCCGCAGGTTCTGAACAGCTACGTCGTGCCTGTGCGCCCGATGGGCGATGCGGCGGTTGATGAACGCCTCAACCTGCACCTGATCGGTGACCCGTACCTTCTCCTGATACAAGAGCTGGTTGCAACTGCCGAACTTGAGGCCCGCCCTGCGGGCGATCTCCTGCACGAGTTCGTCACGAGTGAACACCAGCTCCAGATTACTCAGGATCTTCTGGGCGATATCGTACAACTCGCGGTCGGTCATCCCATCGTGAGCTTCGTACTTCGCGGCGTACTTCACAACCTGCGTCGGATCCACAGGGATCCCAATCAAATGCTTCAGCCGTGCGTACGTCCTGAACTTGGCTCGGTGCTTCGGCGCATGATGATCAAACCGCGTCAGATCCAGATCGGCGGTCGATGGGATCTGGAGCTCACCATTCTCACCCACCTGCTCGTCCACCAACCGCCGTGTCTGGTAATCTGTGATAATTGCAGTCATTTCACGCTTTCCTGCTTCTTGTCCCGCTCAAACCTCAGTTCGGCGATGTTCACCGCTGCTGCCATTGGGGGTACAATAATGCACGAGAATCCGTCCTCTACTGCAATCTGAGACTTCTGGACAGGCTTGCCCGTTGCATACTCTTCCAGAAAGCGGATGGCGTCCAAATCGGGCTTGGTGGCGAAGAAGTTCGTGATCTCCCCAGTCTTCTTGTCCTTGTGGCTCATCACCAGCCCTCGTGCCAAGGCCGCCGCAAGCTCCACCCTCTCTTGGGCTGGAATCTGCTTCTCAATGATCGCAGCTACCCGATCCTTGGTCACCGATTTCTTCAGCGTACGCCTCATAATCCCTCGGAAATGGACTCAAATGAGTGTTTCACGTGAAACATTAGTCCAAACAGACATATTGCCCAGTAAATGTCAAGTGATTTCGAAATCTGGAAATTTTTTGTGGGGGAATTCGGGAATGACCTTAGCTGTGGGAAAGCCCCATGTTGAGATTCCAACGGAAAGCGCAGGCTGGGAAACGGTTCTCTGTCTGGAGCGTGGACTGGATAGATAGGGGTGGATGGAACCGACAGGCCAGCCCCCCCCATGCAATATGAATGATCGCGAGTCTTCTGTAGCATGGGCATGGAATAGCGCAATACAGGCTGAATTCGAGCCCGCTCTGCGATAGGATGATCCGCCCGCTGCCTGATTCTATTCGAAATAGGCCGATTCGATCTGTGTCCCATGTCCATACATGGTCATCACATACCAATGGGATATGGCGAATCCAGCGATATTTCACAGGAATTTGACAAAAGTGGTTCGGTTCGGTTAATTTCTGGCAGTTCGGGATCATCCCGTTCGCCATAATCGAAAGGATATACCATGTCGCGCATAGCCAAAGCTCCGCAGACAGACATCACCGCGTTGATCGCGCAGATCGACGCACTCAAGGCGCAGATAACGGGCGCAACGCCAGCGGTTATCGCACCGAAACCCAAGGCCAAGGTCGCGATGCCCAAGATCGTCTCGGTCGAGCGCGGCGTCATCGTCGGCTCCAAGGGCGACGAATCGCCGTGCATGGTGTTCATCGACGAGCGCGGTCGCGAGACTCGGATCGGCCTGCGCAAGATCTGCATGGTCGTGGATGCGATCGCGAAATGCACCGCGATGGCTACCGAACTCAGGTAAGCCACCCTGCGCAGGGTGCCCAAACGGGCACCTTGCGCGGTTATTTTTTTCCACTTGCGCTATACCATGAGGCTCTTGATGCAGACGAGAACGAAAGCAGGCATTGCGCTGGCACTTGTGACAGCGATCACATTGCTGTGGATCATCGCAGGGAGTGCAGTCGAATCCCTTGCATTGGGCACGGCGTTGATCGCGGTGCCAGCCATACTGTGCAGAGCGTAAAGCGGTCGTTATTGGATCGAATGTGACGCACTGGCAAGGGTTACATACGGGAAAACACTCTGGTGCGTCGTACTGTCGAGAGCGGGCCGCATTTTGCACCTGATTTGGATGGGTTCGCTGAGAACTCAGCGCAGATCATGAGCAATAGTGCGGCCTTCTCATATGCAGGCCCAATACAGGGCTTGAAACGCCAGCAGTTTACATGCTGGTGCAGCAGGCACTTAACATAATACCATGAAGGACTACCGATGGACAGCAATTCCAGTGCAGTAGCACGTACTCCGATGAAGGGTATGTACGTTGGGTATGATGAGAATCAGGATAGGGTATGGGTGTTGGATTGCGCGGGCAGATATTTCATCGCTCGCGAAGAGCAGGACAGTGAGAGCTATCAGGTACAGCGGGCAGCATGGGTACCGATGCCCGCGAATATTTTCGACGTGCTGGTGCAAGAGCTTCTGGCGCATCCAGAGCTTGCGCAGGCGAAATATGAGAAACCAATCTGAAGGGAGTGACATCATGGCGGCAGAAAAACCTCACATCGCGGATGAGCTCGGCCCTGTGACCTGCGATATCTGTGGCCGCACTGGTGATCCCATGCTGTACGTCAGAATCAGGACGTTCGGTGGGCTGGCCGAAAATATCTGGAACCTCAAGGATGGCGACTATTGCGTCACCTGCATCCTGCCGTTCCATCACAAACCCGATGGATTCAAAGCCATATAACAAGGGGAATCATGCACACACAGATCGAAAAAACCGTCAGATACTCGCGCTATTCGCTGAAACAAGCCGTGTGGCACCTGCGGGATGTCCCAGACCTTCCGCTGGGATTCCAGCGCACGATGAAAATCATCCATCCTGAGGATGCAGCGCGTATGCTGAGCTTCCTGTTCAAAGACCTGCCGCAAGAGCATCTGGTGGTGGTGATGCTCAATCGCCGTAACTGCGTACAGGCCATTGACGTCGCGACAATCGGCACCATGGACAGCAGCTTGGCCCATCCGCGCGAGGTTTTTCGCTCGGCCATCGCTTGCCTTGCCTCCAGCATCATCCTGATGCACAATCATCCATCTGGGACTCTGGAGCCAAGCGCAGAGGATATCAACCTTACGCTGGAAATAGAGCGGTGCGGGCGGATATTGGGCATCCCGCTCATGGATCATATCATCATCTGCGGCGAAAATTTCGTCAGTATGGCCGAATTAGGCCATGTTTCATAACCGAAGGAGCAATATGAGCACAATTCCGCTGCAATTCGAACAGTTGCGGTTCAGGCCGTGGGTGCTGAACGCCAAGATATTCCTTGACAATGGCTACACGATCTCCGTCTCCAAGACAGACGAAGACGTCGCGAAAGCCCATCCACAGGAATCGTGGCACACTGGCGCCGACAATTCCTTCCAAGTGGCGATCATGGCATATGGTGAGCTCGTGCTTCTGGAACAGATCACAGGCGATAACAACGTGATGAATGGCGTCACATTTGCCGAATTGCGCCGCATTGTGGATGAAACCGCTGCACTCCCGCACGTTGCTCCCAGTGCTGAGATTCAGATATACGATACGCTGGACTGGGCTGAAAATAAGCGATGGTATACCAGATTCAGGGCCGCGCAAAATTCCCCTGATTTCTACGAAAAACTGGACTTCTGTCGGCGCGTCTGGGGCAAAGACAACGTCCGCATCCTATAACGAGAGGGAAAGTCATGACACCAGAACTGTTCGCAGCACTGAATGTCGCGCTGGCCGTGACCGTCACGGTTGGATATGCGCTGTATACTCACTTTGCCGACAAACGCCATACACGCAAGCAGAACGAGCGTTTTGCGGCATATCGCAAGGAGCAAAAACCATGAAATGCACAGGCTGCGGTATCACCATCCCAGAGGCGGGAGAATATCCCGATCCTGACGCCATGCTCTGCGATTCGTGCGCAGAAAAACTTGAAGATAGCACCAATCTCTGCCTCAGGCCCACCACCGTAGAGAATCAGGGCACCACCTGCTTTCACTATGGGAAGCTGGTCAATTCCGAGAAGCCGATTGTCGGCGTTGTGGCGAATAACAGCGTGGAATGGCTGAACGAAGAGATACAGGAAGGGCTGTCGCTTGCATGGCTCAATCATGAACGCGAATGCAAGCTCGAAGATCACGACAATTGCGATATAACCGACGAATTCGCAGACGTGCTCATCGGGGAATGGATCAAAGGTTGGGACGGTAAGTTCGAGCCCGATCCCAAGGGAGAGTACAGCGCGCTGGTAGGCGAGATATACACCGTCGTCTATCTGTCGAAATACACTGAACGCCACGCTCTGTGCAGTCCCTGCTATGCAGGATGCGGAGATATCGACACCGAAGGACGGTTCCTATGCTACGTGCTGCCACCTGAAGTTATGGGCGGCACAAAAAACACCACAAACAACGCGGAAAGGCAATAATCATGGAACAGCGCGTCAAAATACTCGTCGTGATACGGGGCGGCGTCCTGCAGGAGATCCGCGTCGCGGATCGCTTCTCGCTCGATATGCTCGAAGTCGATGTGCTGGACTGGGACAATGTGCAGGCTGGTGACAAATGGCATGGAATGCGAGATTCGTCCAAAGTGCTGCGATATGCCACGAAGCACTATCCGAAATTCATGTGCTGATCAGCACGCCAAAGGGAAATGTCGGGAAAATAGCGAATTTTCACGACAATTTGACTTTTGGTTGAAAGTGGATTATATTTTTGTCCGACGATCTTCCTTCCTTTTCACACACCAATTCCAATGGAGAGACAATGAGTACGCAATCGAAGGACTGTTGCATCTGCTTGTCGTCAAGGGATATCGCTACCATCCTATTCGCTCTACGGTACTTCCAAGCAAATGTGGACGATGCCTCTGGCGTCATGAGAGACAGCGGGCACTTTGTGGATGAAAAGCCCATCGTGGGCCGAGAGCTGGACTATCTCTGCCAGCATATCAACACAACGCCAGTCGATCTCGATCCGCAAGAACTGGATGCCACAATCAGGCTCGCGCACAGAGTGCTGGAGACGTTCATTGAGAAACCAGTGCCTGCACTGAGCAACATCTTTGGCGCGCTTGGGAATCTCGACGCCCAGACAATAATCGCACTCCATATCAAACTCTCTAACTATTTCGAGAAGGTGCAGCCATGAAGAACGATGATGCAGTCTATACCGAACAGTACAAAGGGCTCACGATCAATGTGATCCCTGACGACAATGCCGATGATCCGCGAGAATGGGGCTCGCTCTTCGGCACTATGACATTCTTCCACAGACGGTGCAGCCTTGGCACGCCAGAAAAAGAGGCCGAGCGACATTTCACCGATCCAGACGAATTCAACGAATTCCTTGAGGAACAGGGCGATAACGTGATAAAGTTGCCAGTCTATATGTACGATCATGGCCAGCAGACGATCAGCACTCATCCCTTTTCATGCCCATGGGACAGTGGGCAGCTTGGATATATCTGGATCACAAAGGGAAAAGCATTGGAAGAATTCGCGGCGCGCAAGAACGGCACGGTCGGACGGAAATTCACTGCTAAGATACTGAAGCGGACTCTCGACACACTGGACGCTACGATCAAAACCATGGATCAGTGGATGACTGGCGACGTCTATGGCTGGAGCGTGGAAGATGAGGATGGCAACGTGCTCGAATCATGCTGGGGCTATTGGGGATTCGACGGAGAGGACAAAAAGTACGTCCTGCAGGAAGCGCGCAACAGCGCCGATCACGAGCTGAAAAAGATCGCGAAGCAGGCAGAAGAGGAACGACTCATCGCACGAATGCACTGACAAGGAGATCATCATGGGACGCAATGTTGTGTATGCCTATCTCGAAGGTGGGGTAGAGCGATATCACGTGGTCTGGATGAATGGCGATGGCGACACCATCGCCAAAGATGTGTGGGGCAGAAAAGCTGTCGAGAGATTCAAACGCTGGACTGGCGCGTACAAAATCATATGGGTTGATCCTTAATCACACACTCAAGGAGAGCATCATGCCACACCAGTATGTCGATCCTGATATCCATCCACATCCGCTCATGGGCAACGTGGAAGTGGAGAAAGAAGCACTCGCCGAAATGCGAGAGCGGCTGACAAAATGGCCACGATGCAAATGGGCTGCGGCTCAGTGCGTTGATCTGGGGAGCCGTGATGTTGGCCATCTCAAGTTCTATGCGGTCGGGCCAGAAAATACAATGCAGACGATCAATCAGAAGACGATAGGGCACTGGTCGTACTATTTCGTCGGCTGGGTCAATCTGGAGACTGGCAAGATCGTGCCAGAACTCCACATATCAGAAACCACACACAAAGAGGATTCGGATCATGGAAGCAACCTCATATAGCGAGCTCGACAAGCTGCTCACTGGACAGTGCAAACAATCTCGCAAGCTGGCAAATCATACCTATGCTGAACGGAGAGGCGACGACTCCATCGCAATCCGTCTGCACGCAACGGACATCGTCACATTCAGCAAAACAGGGACGATCCGACTGAACAGCGGCGGCTGGCGTACCGTGACAACGATGGAACGAATGAACCGATACCTTCCCATGCCCTATCGTGTGCGGACAATCAAACGAATCTGGTATCTCAGCACTGGCGGCTGGGATCGGAATGCGATGAAGGCCGTGTTCGATGATGGCTGCAAGATCACCAAAGGGGGCAAGCTGGTCGGCTTCGAAAAACTGGCAGTTATACAGGCCAAGCTGAAGGAAGCGAAAGCAATCAGGGACTATGCCAAGAGCTATGTGGAAGCTCTGGCCAAGAAGGAAGTTCCCGCACCTAATGCTGGCGACTGTTGGATGTGCTACCTTGAGACAAAAGAAGGGCAGTCACTGGGTGAGATTTCGAACGACATAGATCACCTTCAGTCCCACATCAAAGAGAACTATTTTGTGGGCTCTCTCATGATGCGGGCCATCAAAGTACATCCAATATCACTCATGGCCAAGGCATATCTCAGCGACCTCTGGAACAACAATGAGAATCAGCTCTGTGGATCGTCGCTGGGCAAATCAATGGAAGAGCAATTGTACAAGTCACTCATGAGATATCTCATGCGGCGGCTGGGATTCGCGGGGTAGCCATGAACGACACAACACTGTGCACCATCGACTATCGGGACTCGGACTGGGGATATCGCACGATCGAAATCCCTCTCGCGATATCCTCTATCGGCAAAGGATTTCAGTATGCCAAGACAGAAGCTGCACTGCATATCAACAAGCAGACAAAGTACGGCGTACAGAGAATCGACAAGATCACCATCAAATCCACTCACACACCATTACTCTAAGGAGCTACACCATGCCAGACAATATCGAAGTGCGCAACGGACAGGCCAGCATGGTCTACGTCGGCGAAGTGCCATGGCACAAACTCGGCAAGCGGTTTGACAAGCGACTCACAGTGACTGAGGCGCTGATCGAATCGAATGCAAGATATCTCGTGGAGAAGTGGCCCATGCACTATGTCGATCCACACACGCCTGATCTGGTAGCATATGAGGCCGACGACATTTTCGCCACAGTGAGGACGGACACCAAAGATGCGCTGGGATTCGTCGGGAAGGACTATACGATCGTGCAGAATGAAGTGGCGTTCAATTTTCTCAACCCGATTCTCGATGCCAAGGCAGGCATTATCGAGACACTTGGTGTGCTGGGGAATGGCTCCACAGCATGGGCTCTGATCAGACTGCCTGAGATGATCGTCATCAGCAAGAAAGACGAGATCGGGAAGTACGTGCTGGTCTTCAACGGATTCAACGGGAAGCAGAAAATCCGCGCCAAATACACTCCAATCAGAGTCGTCTGCGAAAACACGCTGAACATGGCACTCTCTGGACTCGACACCGAAGTTGCGATCAGGCATACCACCAATGCGGAGATGGCTCTGGCTGAGGCTCACAAGGTCATGGGGATGGCCAATGCAGTGAGCAAAGCAATCGAGCCCATCTACCAGCGGATGGCACTCACGAAGATCACAGACAAGCAGCTTCTGGATTACGTGGCCGCGCTGATTCCGATCGACGAAGACTCCAAGCGTACGACGCGCAAGGACAATATCAGGGGCGAGATCATGCGGTTGCACGAAGCTGGTGCTGGTGCGAGCTTCACACGGGGTACCTTGTGGGGCGCATTTAATGCCGTGACAGAGTACGTCGATCATATGTACTCTGGCAAAAGCACACCAGAGCAGCGGCTCCAAGCGATCTGGTTCGGAGCTGGTGAGACACTGAAGATCAACGCTTTCAGTGAGGCCGTGGCCGTTCTGAAAAACGCATAGTCCACTTTACCAATCACAATGAATGGGGCGGCAGCAATGCCGCCCTATTTTTTCAGGGAGATTCCAATGAAAGAGATCCCAATTATCACGCTCTGGATGGAAGGTGGAGTGTTCCACGGAATAGAATGCAATGGCAAGGCCGCAATCCTTGCCCTTGATAGCGATGTTGATGGAGTTGAAGACCAAGATCTGACAACGGTTTCATTCCATCCGTTCGATAAGGTCAACTACAAGCGCCCTGATCGGACATTCTACGTCGTACTTCTTATGGATGACCTGCATCATGTCATCGGTGGGGATGAAGTCCTAAGTCTCGACGAAATCAAGGCAAGGGCGCGGGCACAGGTAGACGATTGGAAAAATATGACTTGACAGTTGCCAGTCCAATGACGACATTCCAAAACCCCTCTTACACACATACCAAAAGGCATCGCAATGGGCAGAAACTATCTCGCTGAAGCACAGAGTGACGCACAGGATATGGCGATGGAATTCATCGACGACATCGTGCTCGCCATCCAATCGGATGGCAAAGCATCGGACGATCTGTGCAATGACTACCACAATGGCGACAGCTACCACCATGAGACGAATGTTGACAAGTGGTACGATCTCACTGAGGCCGCTGAGCTGATCGACGAGCTGCACGACTTCGAAGAGACAGACAGCGGACTATGGGAAGGACAGAGCCCGAAAGAAGCGATCTCCACATGCGCCGCATTCACCTACGGAAATGCCGTGATGTCCATGTGGCAGGAGATCATCGAACAGATCAATGATGCCACGACAGATTTCGTTCTGACCTATGAGGACGATGACAACGTGACGATCAGCCAAGAGTGCACGAGCCGTTTGAAAAACCTTGTTGAAGAAACAATCAAGAGAGGATGAGATGGCAAAGATCACACTCAATGCGCTGGGCAAAAAGAAATTCCGCCTGATCGAATGCACCAAATGTCATGAGCCATGGCAGACGGACAACAGATGCCAGCGTATCTGCCCAGAGTGCAGGAAAGAGAAGGCCATATACCAAAAACAACGCGCTGCACACAAGCGCAATCTCCCATACTACCTGAAGACGGAAATATGAAAACCATTCCAATCAGCAAGGGGTATTCTGCCATCGTTGACGATGAAGATTATCCCGCACTCATTCAGTACAGATGGTATGCGCTCGAAGGAGAATATACCGTCTATGCAATTCGCTTCGAAGGACGCAAAGCGATACGTATGCACCGACAAATCATGGGGTTCCCAAATCGTAAGCATGATGTCGATCACCAAGATCATTGTGGTTTACATAACTGGCGTAGCAACCTTCGCGTCTGCACGAAACATCAAAATCATGGCAACACTAAAATGATCAACAGCAAACGTCTATTCAAGGGGGTACGTCATGCCTCTGCTCACTCTTGGCAAGCAGGAATACGCCACAGAAAACAGAACATCTATCTTGGTTCATTCCCAACACCAGAAGAAGCTGCCAGAGCTTACGACAAAAGGGCATCCAAAATCTTCGGCCAATTTGCACTACTAAACTTTCCAGTGAAGGAGTGATATGAACGACGAGCCGCTGGATGACAGACTGCGCGAGCAATGGAAGTCAGAGGCCGAGACAAAAGCATGGCACTTCCTGCTCAACACACTCATGAGCAAAGAGGGCAAGTCCTATCTGCTCAATGCGCGGCAGTATGCAGACAAAGATCGAGTCCATATGCTGCTCATGCTGCTGAAGGAAAGGATCGACAGCCTTGAAGGGACTGACCAGAAGTTTGTGACTGGCGACATGGTTGGCCTTGCCACTGTCCTGCTCACTGCAGCCATTGCGTCTACCGAGTACGGTATCAATCGCAAGAGCTGGGAGAACTGAAGGGGGAAGAGATGACTGAGGCAGAGATCCAGAACAAGATCTTCTTCCCGTACAATCTGCGCGGCAATCTGATAATCAGTCCGTCTTCAATGGTACTGGGGTGGGAGTCGGACATGATTGTCGTAACCAAGGCGCTGCTCGTCCACGAGTTTGAGATCAAGCTCACGCACGCAGATTTTTTGGCCGACAGGAAGAAAGATAAGTGGCAGCAGTTTGAAATGTGGCAAACGGGCCAGCGTGAATATGTCCACACTTTTGGGGCGGGCTGGCAAGTCAAGATGCAGGTACAACAGCCGCCGAATTATTTCTGGTACGCCTGCCCACGTGGAGTAATTGACCAGTCAGAAGTGCAGCCATGGGCTGGGCTGATGGTGATAGACAAGAATCGGAATCCGATCACAGTGAAGAAAGCTGCAAGGTTGCATGGTAATCCGCTTCCAGCCAAAGGACTGTATCAACTCTGCGGCTCAATGAATTCCCGATACTGGCACTACCGATTGAACTCACCGCTGCAAATAGAAGGGGGCAAAGGCAATGAACACGATAGATGAGCGCTGCTATGGATATGAACCTGCGGCATCCCAGCTTGACACTCTCCGTCTGT